ATGGAAAGCAAGAAATTTAAAGTTATAATTGTTGAAGACGTTAAGTTAGAATTAAAAGGTACTGAAGAGATTTTCAGACATGAAATTCCTAATGCCGAGGTGATTGGTACAGCTATGACTGAAAATGAATTTTGGGAACTTCTTAAAGTACATACTCCTGACATGGTATTACTCGATTTAGGATTGGGTGGTTCCACTACCATAGGTGTAGATATATGTTCTTCTTTACGGAAGAATCACCCTGAAATAAAAGTACTTATATTCACAGGTGAGGTGTTGAATGAAAAGCTTTGGGTAGATGTTTTGAATGCTGGTGCAGATGGTATTATTCTCAAAACAGGCGAGCTTCTGACGGCGACCGATGTGCAAGCCGTAATGGATGGTAAGAAACTTGTGTTTAATTATCCCATACTCGAAAAAATAATAGAACGTTTCAAACAATCTGTCGCGCAAGAACAACGCCGGCAGGAAGCTATCATCAATTATGATATTGATGAATATGACGAACGTCTTCTTCGACATTTGGCACTAGGGTATACCAAAGAGATGATTACAAATCTAAAAGGTATGCCTTTCGGTGTAAAATCAATAGAAAAGCGGCAAAACGATCTTATTAATCGCTTGTTTACTATTAATGAGCGAAGCGGTGTCAATGCATGTCGTCTTGTAACGCGCGCTTTAGAGTTGCGTATTATTGATATTGATAATTTAGAGCCGGATGAAGAATAATTACTATTTTCCCCATGTAGCTACATTCTTCTTTTTATTGACAGTAATAGTGGCATTAGTCTCATGGATAGGCAGTATTTACGGGCTTGGCACAGTGCAAAGTCTGCTTAGTCCGGAAGGTATCCGCTGGGAGCTTAGACATATTACAAGTAATTATGTTAAGACTCCCGCTTTGGGAATTATAATGATTTTACTCTTTGGTCTTGGAATAGCTTCTTATAGCGGCATGGTTAATGCCATTGGCAGGATTTTGAAAAGAGGAAAGCAGTTAACGCGAAAAGAAAAGCGTGCCCTACTGTTTTCTGCTTGTATTTTATTTATCTATTCGTTGACAATCATCATGACTACTTTTGCTCCTTGGACGATATTGCGAAGTATTACCGGCTCCTTAGGAAATTCACCTTTTCAGCAAGGCATATATTATCTTATTTCATTCGGAATAGGTTTGTCAGGAGTAGTTTTTGGCTATACTTCCGGGCGTTTGCGTAATGACAGAGATATAATTCGAGGAATGACTTTCTTGTTTATTCGCTTTGCCGATTACTTTGTTATTTTGTTTTTTATTGTTCAGTTCTTCTCTTCGCTACTATATACTAATTTGACAGAATGGATTGGAATAGACTCAAGCATAATGGTTTACGTCTTTCATGTTTGTTGTTTTATTCCTTTTATTGGAATGCTAAATAGAAAAAAATAAGTTATGAGCGAAAATAGTTGCTAAGATTTTTGGAACTTTTGATAAAAGCTATTATCTTTGCACCCGCAAACAAGGATGGTTCCGTAGCTCAGCTGGATAGAGCAACGCCCTTCTAAGGCGTGGGTCCTGCGTTCGAATCGCAGCGGAATCACTAAAGGCGGTTACTTCGGTAATCGCTTTTTTTATTGTATATCAGCTAATTACAATGTAATATATTGGAATATAAGCATTTACAACTCGTTTTTATTAACGTTTATTAGCGCACAATCATGCACAGTAATGCATCAAACGTATTATTTTTGATACCGATAAAGTATCAAAGGTATCAAATGATACCCAAAAACATGATACCAAATAGAATAAATGCTGTTTTTTTATTTATTAAACCAATACATGCATTATTTAACAGTATACATAAAAATTCGTGATTCTGTTCGATTACAACCAGTGATTCACATTAAAAAACAAAAAGTATGAAGTATCCAACAATGAGGTTTGTGTTCGACAGAAAGCATGTCGCCACAAGAAACAAAAAAGGTCTGGTTCAGATTGAAGTGACATCAGAAGGTAAACGGAAATGGATTGGGACATCAGTGAAACTATACGCTGACCAATGGAATGAAAAAAAGAAGGTAGTTAATTCCGTACACTCAATCCAGTTAAATGCGATGCTTGATGGTATGATGAGCAAATTAAATGATTTTATTCTTGATTTGTTTAGAAATGACCAGCAATTCGACTTTGAAAAACTTAACGCGTTCTTGGAGAAATCCAACCATTCGGATTCGTTTATTGATTTTGTTCGCACAAGAATAGAGGATAGGACAGACATTGAGGAAAGCACGCGAAAACAGCATAGAACTTTGCTGCAATCGTTAGAAAAGTTCGGAAGGCTAAATTACATGGATGACCTGACAAAAGCGAATATAACGCTTTACGATGAATTCCTGCATCAACAGGAGATTTCTCAACCTACAATCTATAACTATCATAAACGCTTAAAGCGTTATTTGCATGAGGCAATGAAGTTCGGTTTATTGAATGAAGACCCTTATGTTGGTTTGCATTTTGAACGCGGAAGATTTGAGAAGCGGAAGTATCTTACAGAAGAAGAACTAAAAATGATCCGTACTTGTAAAATTAATATGCCATCAATAGACCGGATACGTGATTTATTTCTTTTTCAATGCTACACTGGACTTGCGTATGCTGATTTTGAGAAATTCAATTTCGAAAAGGATGTCGAGGAAAGGAATGGGAAATATATTGTATCCGACAGAAGAAAAAAGACCAATGAGGATTATAAAATAGTGCTTCTTACTCCGGCAATCGAAATATTGAAGAAGTATGACTATAAGCTACCTATCATATCCAATCAAAAATATAATGTCTCATTAAAGGTGGTCGCTCAATACGCAGGTATTGATAAGAATATAACCACACACATGGGACGACATACTTTTGCCGTTTTTGCCCTGAACAATGGTGTGCCTATTGAAATTGTTGCCAAAATGCTTGGACACACAAACATTCGCACTACACAAGTTTATGCGAAAGTTCTTAATTCCGAAGTGGAAAAAGGATTTGATTTGCTAGAAAGTAAGATTAGACTTTAACACCTGAATTGGAAGAACAGTTTCAGCAAGAGTTATACAGCCCTACTTGCTGAAACTGTTTGTTTTAAACTGAGTCGTCAATGGCATTGATTACAGCAACCATTTCCAAATCAAAGAAAAGAATACGTACACCATCATTGCATATACCGTATTGAGAACTGGGACGTTCATCGGTCCATCCGTTTTCAGCTATGACTAAATCAACTACTTTAAAAATTATATCCAAAGATACAAAGTTTATTTCTCGGTTGATAAAGTCTCTGAGTTCTTCTAATGTTTTCATTTTTTTAGTTTTCTATAAAATCAATCCTGTAACCTAGTGCATACCCTATCTTTGCAAGGATATCTATACCTGTACTATATTTACCAAGTTCTATTCGTGCTATGTGACCCTGGTTTATACTGACCAGCTCTGCCAATCTCGCTTGGGACAATCCCTTTTGCTTTCTGAGCTCGGCAATACGCTTACCGATTCGTTCTCTCTCATTCAAGCTCTCCATATAACCTCTCTTCCTCTCTTTCTTCTTCACACAAGAAATTCCACATCTCAATCAATGCTAATTCCTTATCTCTATTGCTTCCGCTGTTAGATGGATCAAGCCAATTTATGTGGGCTATTCTATCTTTAAATTCATCATAGCTACAGTATATACTATCCGCATCTTGATCGAACCAAATAAAACAACGAGGGAAAGATAGGCGAATAATCCCTATCTGGCCATGGTAATCAATAATGTTTTCAGCAAGGTATATACCTGGATATTTCGGATTTTCTTTTTTCATTAGTAGATAACAGCTTTTAATTTTACGTCAGTTATACAAACACTCTCTTGTCTCTGCACGGAATAGTAAGTGACATGATTATTCGAAACTTCAAACATCGGATAGATTGAATCAGGATCGTCTTTAATTCCTTCAACCGTGAATTTAACGGTGTCTTGTTTTGCTGCCTGTTTGAATGCTCTGCGAAAATTTATATCTAATGAATTAAAAGTTTTCATAATCTTAATGCCGCTTATCCGTTGCCGCCGGTTCTATTGTGTTATTTTGATACTACAAATATAAATGTTTATCTTGACAATGCAAAATATTACATTAATAAAGAAGGCATGTTTTTAAACATTCATTCAGATAATACGCTTTGCGCGTATTCCGCACGCCTGTTTATTTTCGTTCTGAGCGCGGTTAAGCGATTTCGGGTAAATTCTAAGCCACTATGTGTGCGAATGCCTCTTGCGTTCAGTCGTTCAACGACCTTGTCAATGTCTTGCGGAGTATTGCACCCCTCCAACATGGCGGCTATCATATTGTTCTTTTCATCGTTCATCGCTTCCTTTCTTCTCTTTTCTCCGTTCACCTTACCGCCTTTTGTTTGCCCGGTGGTTGTTCCGCCTAAAGAGGTGCACCAGTTGCCGGACTTTGAGTAAAAGCCACCTTCTTCTTTTATCTTTTGTTTTTTTACAGCTAATGCGCTGCGTGTCCTTTCCTGGATTAATTCACGTTCAACGGCCGCGCCAAAACTGAAAGCATACAGTATCATTTCGTCTATTGCTTTCATATTGCCGCAATTCAAATCCAAATTCATTTGTACGATTACAAGGCGAATTTTACGCGGTTTTAGCTCGTCGTTGATTAGCTTGTTAATATCTCCCATCGAACGCCCCAAACGGGAAATTTCGGCTACTATTAGCATATCTCCAGTCTCCAGCAACGGAAGTACATCAGTGCCTAATTTCCGTTTCTTATAGGTTACACCGCCGGATATTCCTTCTTCCGTTATCACAATGTCAGATTTTAAACCGTTTCTTTTCAACCATTCTTGGACGGTTCTGTTTTGCTGATCCAATGTTTGTTTGTCGGTGGATATACGACCATATTCTACTACTTTCATAAATTACTCCTTAGATTAAAATTCGTTTCGGAAATGGTTCGCCAATCTTATACAGTTCTACGCTTGTAACTTCTTGCGTTTCTTTAAGCAGGTTTATCCCATCGCTGTAGAAGTTTAGCAACCTTATAGCTTCGAATGCGTTGCATGGTTGAAACATTATAGTTCGTCCTTTCTCGTTAATCTGAATGAAATAATTCTTTTCCATAATCTTTTTGTTTTTAAGTTAGTAAATAGTTCCGCCCGTGGAACTTGCACCACTTGCAAGGCTTTCAACCTTTGGCGGATAATTCGGTTTAAAAACCGTTACTTCCAGTCAGTTCCTTGCCTACTCCAACGGCTAACCAGATCAAAATGCAAATCATGAACATATTATTTCCTCCTTAATTAAATTTATTCGTTCATTCTTACCTATCGCCTACCCAGCAGCCGTATTACTGCCGGGGTGTCATAAGATGATATGTTGGCAAAAAGCCCCAACAATGTATCTATGCTAATTGTGGCAATATATCCTTAATTTATTCTGTATATATACTAACAGGTACGGGGACGTTGTTTTGCTTTGTATATTGGTAGCCTGTATTCATGTGCCAATAAGTCGATGAACCCAAATACTTTGCCATACGGTTACTATAACGCACGTATGCATGAAAGTACTCCATGAATTTGCCGCGCTGCCTTACATAGCCGCTTATATGCTTCCATTGGTTGTGTAATTGTTCGGGGGTTTTTGTTCTCATAATCTTTTGTTTTAAGTTAATAAATAGTTCCCGGTGGCGGTGTCGCTCCGCCTTCCTACATTGGTTAATCTTGTTCTATCGTCCACTCTTTTTTTACGAAGCCTTTAAAGCTGCCAAACGATTTTTTAAACGCTGCTAACGCTTCTTTCTTTGTCTTTCCGTAATAGCAATAACGCGCCCCATTGTGAAACTCTACTGTTAACTTATATTCTTTCATATCTTTAAAATTTATCTGATTCATCACTCTTGTTTATAAATTCGCGTAGCTTATCCCTGTCGGTGCCGGAAATGAATATCACGGCACCGAATAACAAAACCAACAAAACCATATTCAGCTAATTAAATGACCGTCTTTAATCGTCCGTTACCATCCGTAAACCCGTTAAGTGTTTCCGCCTCTTTTTCGGCTTCTTCTTTTGTTTGGAAGAATCCTACCGGGCAATTATCCAAGGTATCTATAACGTACCAACCGCGTTTAGGCTTGTTTTCCGTTATGTATCGTTTCCCTTTTACTTTTTTCTCGTAAAATTCCATACCCTCAGCCATTGGGGTGTAATATGATGAAATGCTAAGCGTGTCCAATTCTATTTTGTCGTTAAACTCAATTATGCCGGGTAAATCGTTTTTTAAACTGCTTTCCACGCTTACACCGTCATAGGTTACGCAAAACTTACGTTCCTCCGCTGTGTATACGTTGAATATATCGCCCGGCTGTATGTCTGCACGTACTTTCGCGCTGGTTATGATTCCCGCGCCTTCAATATCGTAATAGCGCACGCCGTTAAAGTTGTCCGTTTCGGTTAGATGGATATTTTCAAGCGGTAACGCTTCGTCAGTGTTTTCGTCCGCTTCTTTTTCGCTCTTTGCAGGTGCGAGCAATTCCCGCACCTTGTCCGCCTGCTTCTTGCTGAATATCCACCCGGCACGCTTTTCACCGTTATAATTTAAAACCGGGTTAAAGCGTCCCCCCAGTTCCTTTAACTGCTCTTTGATAGCCTTCGTATCACCGAATACCGCTATAGCCTTTTCGGAGTAGTCCACGATTTCCAGGCCTTCAGCCGTCACGGCTTCCACCTCTTTGGCTTCCTCAACCTTTTCAGGCTTAACGCTGCTTTTCTTCGCCTTCGGTTCTATAACCTTATATTCATCACTCACTTTTATACTCAGATAAAAATTAGTGTCGAAATAGTCTTGCATACCGTCCGAGTCATCATAACGGAAAGAACTAGCGTAATTTGATACAGCATTTAGCGATGCGAATACTTCCGGTGTTAACTCGTCTTTCCATGCCTTCACGTTGGACATCGTGGACATATAACCACGTTCCGCACTTCTTGATCCTTCAGCGAAAGGAACACAAGGACCGGATTTTAATTCAACCGCCATTGAATCCGCGTACATGCTCCATTCAGAGCGAACAGAGAACTTAAAGCCCGGGAAATTCTTCTTGGCATAGGCTCTAACCTTTGCGGCTATCTCTTTTGTTGATAACTTGCTGTCATAGTTTGAACCAGCCCAACCGTTTGTGGTGTAGAAATTCATTGCTTTCATGATGATAAGTTTTTATGTTATTAATTTGTGCGTGTCCCGGAACTTGCACCGGGTGCAACGCTTGTACGTTTCACGCTTTGATAAGTTCCGAAAACAAAGGAAGTTTATCCAATGCCATGGCAGCCGTATGTCCTCCATGCCAACCTTTTTTATATCCTCCAAAATCTTTCTTAAATGTTAGTTCGATACTAAATTCTTTCCCGTTATCGTATTTATATACGGAAAATTCGTACAAGTCTTTTTCTGAATGCTTTTTAATCCACTTTAAATTATTCATTGCTTGCTTCCATTCGTTTTCTTGTCGTTCAAATTCCCACCCGGTTTCTAAATCGAAGTAGATAGACTTATTTAGTAACTTCTTAACGCATGACAGCCCTACATTGTACGTATTTCCATCGCTTTTCCCTTTTATCGTAGCAATATTAAAAATTGTACGTCCACAATCATCACACGTTAATGGAGTGCCATTTTCTACTGTTTGCATACACACGTTAATTAATTCGTATTCCTGTGTAGGTAAGTTCCCTTTTTTCATAATGCTATAATGTTTAATGTTAATATTTCAATTCATTACAGCGTGATTAATAGCCTACTAATATCAGATACAGCCTATACACTCAATGGCTGAATGTTATCGCAATACCAATAAACCAAGAAAATTAAATGGGAGAATATTTGCAAGTGAGAAGTTAAAGAAGTATTTTTGCCTCCGGATTGGAGAGTACTTACTTTAAGTATTCCAACTTACGAGAGTCTTAACATTGCCGTGTTAAGGCTCTCTTTTTATCCCAACATTTAACAACACGCTTTTGGCGTTAACGTTTGCCCCTGTAAAAGAGTAGGACTTGAATATATCACCTTTCTTCCTTTCACATTGCGAAAATAACGCTTTTTTATCAAAATACCAAATAAAACGCATGATATTTTGTAAGTAATTATAAATAAATACATGCTTCATAACATACGTTTATAAGCCAATATAACGCTTTTATATGGTGTTATATTTTCATCTTCACAATGTATCGTGTTTACCTTTATTCGCCTATATCGCGCATATTGAAGCCATATGCAACGAAGCAAACGAGCGTCGCAAACCGTTGAAATACAATAACAGCAGTCCACTATGAACGCTATCCCCCTCCCCCCCCTATACCAGTGCAACCGTAAACATCCGTCCTCTCTCTCATTTTTTTTATTTTTTTTCTGATTTTTCCTCTCTTTCTAATTGTTTTAATATTTTACCTAGTCAAGATACATAAGCTGTAACATAATATTATTATATTATATGAGTTATTGTTTTACGTTGATGCTTCTCTATGCAGTATGTGTATGAACCCCTTTCATTATATTCATAATAAAAGGGAGAGCGGTGTTCGCTGTCGCTCACTTTTTTCTTTATGTTACTTTCTTTTTTATGGGTTTTGGATTAGACATTTTTCCTTTATTTATATAGGGTATGTCTAATATGCAATGAGGTAGTACTATGCAATACAAGGTATATTTCAAGTATTCTTTTACTTTTAAGATTAAAAGCTCAATATTAAAGCGGATTTAAATATATCACAGTGATAAATATTAAAGTAAAGCTTTAATATATGAATTTAAATTATTATATTTGCGTGTATTATAATAGAACAACATGAATGAATACAAGTTTTATATGATGCATTATGGCGAGCTTGGTGCCGGTTGGAAAGACTTGGAAATAGATTTCCCAGGTTTAAGGTATAAAGAATGTACAGGTCTTAATTCGTATGGAGAGCCTACAAATATGTATGCAGAGGATTTTGCCGAGACAAGCAAGGCGGAAGTGTATGTTTCCAGCACACCGGCACACAAGCAGACAACTATAAAACTGACATTGATATTCTTGGAGGATGATACCAAGGATGATAAGTCTTACCATGACTTTATGGCTTTCATTACCGGTTCTAAGATTGCCTACCGTGACACAGCGAGGAAGAGAAAGGTCCTGATGTACCTCTCAGGAGCCACAGAGCCTAAAAGCGATACCCTTTACGGGCAGAAATACAAGGAAGTGACGTTTACGTTCAAGAACGTATACGGGCATTCCTTCGGATATGACGAAACTTTTCCTAACGAATAACAATTAAATTCTATATTGCTATGTTTTTAGAAACAGAAACCTTATCGGAAGCATTATCCTTTGCGAAGTGCAAGGATTTGCCCAAGAAGTTCAATCCCGAGCTGGGGCTTACTTGGATATTGGCTATCGCCCTTATCAAGAAGAAAAACCTTATGAATGCCTATGCCATTGTTGAACAAAGGGCTGACGGACTTATCCAGTACAAGAAGACATTCGGGCGGCTTTCTCCCATTGATGGTCTTATCTCCATCCATCCGTATATGTACGTGGATGAAGAGGCATTGGGAATGGCTATGAAAGCAAACAGACGAACTATCGCCATGCACTATGCTGATGCAGCGGACGACATCATTGATTCGGACGATGAGAAGTTCAAGGTGTACCAGTTGCAGTACGCCATGGATATGCAGAAGCTGAACATGAACCAGGAGAAGCCTAGATTCGGGAAGTCTGTTGTGGAAGAAGCGGAGGAAGCGGCTAATCCGGTTGTTGAGGAAGTGTTGAAGGAGAATGAGGCGTTGGCGACAATTGAGGACGAAGGAGAGTGTGTTATCGAGGTCGAGGACGCTAAGACAGCGTTCAGACCGAAGAGAGGTAGAAAGGCTAAAACAGAAGAGTAAGATATGGAATATAGACTAAAACACGTAAGAAAATTAGTGTCTGTTCCAAAAGAACAGATTGACTGGTTGATAAATGAATGCTCGGACGATTATAGTTTTTGTGAAGAAGCTAAGGATTTCTTTGATTGCTATATTGTAAGGAATGTATGTGGTACTGATTATAGGTATCTTGCTTACGAGCCTTTAAAAGATTATGATTTTGATTCTGACTATTTCCTTCTTGTGACAATGGGAAATGAGCAAAAAAAAGCAGCATACACATTTACAGACACATTGAATTGTTTGCTTTATTCAGCAAAGGAACTCGGATATAGAGAATTATGTGAAAATATAGAAAATATGATTGGGACATTATTTGAAAAGGAAAAAGGAATTGAGAGGTTCGAGGCGGAAGAAAAATTGAATATTAATCGGCATGAGCTGTTAAACAAAAAACTTTCCATTTTAATAACGCACCTTATAGATGAATATGAGAGAACAGGAAGAGATGTCGTTGATAGTATTGATGTAAGCATAGAAAGAGATAAAATTATAGATTCTTCTATTATAAAACTTTCGGTTAATGCTAAGGCTAATTTATGTTTATAGGAGGAATAAGGTATGGCAAATAACAAGGAACAACAAGGATTTGAGTTCATCATCAAAGAAAGTGATGTGTTGGAGAGAGAAAACTTCGGCTCGTTTGAGATTGTAATCACGAAAGGATATGCCTGTTTTAAGAACTACACAGGATTCCGGGTGTTCACTACCCCGTACGCTGTGGGATTGGACGGTGTGGCACATGAAACATCTCTCTATGCGTGGTTGAAGTATATGGTGGACTTCAAGAAATCCATCAAAGACAAAGAGAATGAAATGTTCGGGGAAACTACTTCCACCAACAAGGAGTTTTTGGACGGTATGAAGGTGCTTACCGAAGCGAACCTTATCAAGCCTATGGCTGTGTTCACAGATATTAATGAAGCGCAGAAAGAAGCCGAAAATTATATGAAGTGGATGGAAGGTCAGATGAAAGATTTGAATAAAGCAATGAACACTACGCCACCTGAAGAAGATTTGAAGGCGAATGCTGAATTTGAGCAGAAGGTTATCATGGCAGAAGAGGCTAAGGAGGTATTCGATGGAAGTGTTGAAACCGAGGAAAGACAGGTATAATCCTGATAATACTTACCGTATCTATATCAATATAGGTAATCATCCGGGTGCGAAGTGGGTATCTTTCAAGGACAAGGAAACCGGGGAGGTTACTAAGGGTATATTCTTGCCTGACTGGGAAACTGGAGGCATACGGATAAGGCATGGGCAAGTCAAGTTTGAAATTAATGCAATACCCGTAAAAGGAAAGATAAATACTCATGTGCTTATTCCTGCTGTATATAAAGGTATTGATTGTGGACTTGGGCTAAGCATAGGTAATAAGGTGACAGACTTTAAGAAGGCTGTTATTGGAAACATGTATATATGCGGAGAAATACTTAATGAAGACCAAAAGAAAATACTAGAAAAGTATGTCAGAAGAAAAGGATTCTTTAAAATCGGGCGTTATAAGAAAAGTTGAGCGTATCGTGTGTGATTGCGTAAATAAAGTATTCTGCAATCAGGACCCTGTATATCCTTCAACTATCTATGAAGGAAGGACAAACATTATTCTTACAGGGAGGATTGCGAGAGGTGCAGTTTTTGCCGTATTGCATAACAGGTTCGGAATCTCATACGGTAATATTGCCAAACACTCAAAAATTAGCAGCAGGAACATTATACGGTCCGTAAAGACTTATAAGAGCATTCCTGATTCGGACAATGCTGTAACGATGATAAAAGAGCTTATAGAAGTTGAACTAAAAAAATTCCCAATTTTATGAATGATTTACTTTCTTTTAAACGTAATGTCATGATGCTCGGTCTTTGCACTGGATATAAGAATAAATGGGACGTAGCTACAAGTAAGGAAGCGTTAATGGATATAGCTTTGGATTCAAACGGTGTGGAGCTGTTGACAGATGCTCATAGCTTTGGATTCGGTATGGATATTCAGTATATGGAACGAACGTTTTCTGACTATATTAATGGCAAATGGAAGCGGAGCAAGGATGGATATACTTCGTGCCTGTATGTGGACTTTAACGGGCAAATAGAGCAGGATTGCACGCTTACTACGGTGCTTGCTTCAAAGGTTGAGTTCCATGTTCCGAAAGGGAACGTTTGCAAGCTGTATGTGGGTGCAAAATCTACTGTTAACATTACCGGAGAAGGCATTTGCTATGTGTATTCATACGGTCACAATAAGGTGACTGGAAGTTTTAAGTCAATGAATTGTATAACTAAGTCCGAATGGGCTAAATAACATGCCTATATCCACGTGTAGAAAAAGTAACGGGTGCGTTGGTTAATACTGGCGCACCTTGCTTAAAAATCAGATTATGAAAGCAACAGACTTAAAAATAGGCAACTATGTTCATATCAAATTCCGCTCCCCACAGGGAGAAAGGCTTTCCATCCCCATGCAGATAGTCGGAATATTTTCAAGCATCAATGGGGCAAACCCGAATGATACCGTTTACCTTGACTTTGAAGGAAACGAAGGTGATATATGGGAAGAAGAAGTACAAAATTTAGTATTCGCTAAAACGGAGCTTAAAAAACAATGAATTATATAGAAGAAGAGCAAATACAAGCCGACATAGAACGGTTTGAGCAAATAGGTAGCGATATTCCCGATGATGGAGATATGGTTGAACAAATACCATTGTTCAGATCTTCCGATATGCAGTCAGTCATTGAGGGCGGTAAGAAGAAGCCTCCTATTCATAGGCTTTGGGGCGATTTTTGGTGGGAGAACGAGCTTGTATTCTTATTTGCCGATAGCGGAATAGGTAAATCCATTCTTGCCACGCAGATAGCCTACGAGATAGCCAAAGGGGAAAGCGAATGTACGGAGGTGGAGGTAAGTCCTCAAACCGTTTTGTACTTCGACTTTGAGTTATCGGACAGGCAGCTTGCAAGAAGGTACTGCAATGCGGATTTCCCGAAGTCGCTTATCCGATGCACCATATCGGAAGAAGTGGACAGCGAAGATTTTAACATGAACGTGATTGACGGCATAAAAGACAAGCTGATTGATACAGGTGCAAAGGTTATGATACTTGATAATCTTTCCTATCTTTCTACGCAGACAGCAGAAGCGGAGTTCGCAGGTGCTATTATGGACGGTCTTACAAGATTGAAGCGTGAGCTGAAAATCAGTATCATGGTAATAGCGCATACGCCTAAGATTGAGGAATGGAAGCCCTTGTCTAAAACCAATATGGCAGGGAGCAAGCTTCTTTCCAACTTTGCGGACGGGGTGTTTGCCATAGGACGTACAAGGAATGGAGGACGTTATCTAAAACTACTAAAAACTCGCATGGTGAGTGAACCGGATGAAAAGTCGCTCCTGCCATATTTCAATATTATTTCGGAACCTTACCTTCATTTTGAAAAGGTTGGTGATGAAACGGAAAAGAAATTACTTATGGAAAAACCTGCAAAAGATTTTTTCACTTCTATTTGGGATAGAGCTGTTGCAGAGCCTATCCCTTTGAACGAGTTGGTTAAACTGATTATATCTAAAGATAATTCTAAAAATAGTGCAAAATCTAAGGATGGTAATGCCCGTAAGCGTATAGACCGTGCAATAAAGTACGGATCTTTAAAAAAGGACGAATTGAAGAATATATATTTGAAAACTGACAATTGACATGAATGTTGAAGAGATAAAGCAAAAGAAGCAGGAGTTGGGCGAAAAGATAGCTGTTCTTTTGAATGGGTTTGAAAATGAAACCGGAGTTCAAGTTTCGGATGTCGGCTTTGTGAGAAGAGTGGTTTATGACGAGTTGGGACATGAAATATATAAGGTGTATGTGGCAGAAGTGGAGGTGAAACTATGAGTAAGAAAAACTTATTATACGAGTTTGACCCTGTAATATACCCCCGAAATTTATGGGTGTACATAGGTTCTGATGAGGATTACATTAATAGATATTTTCACGAAAACGGAAGTGACAAAAGATTAAGTTTTGAGGCAAATTCAGAATGGGACGGATTGACATTAACGGAAGTTGTACGGAATGACACTAATATGGTAGGCATACTTGTGATATTCCGCAATAAAACTGATATGAGGATGGGGCTTGTTTGCCATGAAGCGAGCCATGTAGTTGATGGAATAGAGAACGCAATAGGAATGAAACACGGAGACGAGCCGTCTGCATATTTGTTTGAATGGGTATGTAAGAGTATCAATTTAGCGAGGTTGGGTAGTTGCGAGCCATTGAAATTTCAAGATGAATCTGAAAAATAGAACACTTATTTTTGTATAACCACCGTGATTTTTCTGACAATCAATGTAAAAACATTAAAAATAGGATAATGTAATCCCCGTTCGTAGCGTTCGGAGATTTTTGTTGTATGCTATTAAACATGTATAAATTAAATAAGAAATCCATTGCAATACAAATTTTAGCCTCTATATTTGCATCATAATTACGCTCATGGCTACGCATACCTTAAAGCTGTATTTGCAGCTTGTCCTTGAATAATAGGTATGCTTACCCTTTGTTTTTTTACAAATAACTCATTAGTATTATGGCATACAAAGCATTAGACATCGCAAATAAAATTATATCCAAAACAGATTTGGAACATGGTGATACTATATCAAATCTGAAATTGCAGAAGATGATGTATTACCAACAAGGTTTCCATTTGGCATATTTTGGAACACCATTGTTTGATGAGGATATTGTTGCTTGGCAATATGGACCGGTTGTCCCTTCTGTATATAAGGAATATAAATCGTTTGAATCCAATTCTATATCAACTTCAAAAGAAGGTATATCTTTATCAGATGATGAAGAAGAACTTTTCAACAATGTTTATGAGGAATACAACCAGTTTTCTGCTGTAGCCTTGATGAAAATGACACATGAAGAATCTCCTTGGAAAACCACGGAAATAAACTCTGTAATAAGCCGTGATAAGATGATGGCGTTTTTCAAAACACAAATTGAAGCATAAATGAGTGGCAAGTTTAAGTTAAAGCATAAAGATGTAAAGCCTAATTTAAAAGAAAAAGAGGTTGATGCGAGAAGCAAAGAACCTCTTTTCTGCTTTAAGTACTTGGATATGAAAACATCTTTAAAAGGATGTGATAATAGTGTGTTCAAGGATTTTGTAACGAGGATGCAAAAATTGTGCTGTCTTACCTGGAAAGATATAAACGTTTCCGGGAAACACCAATATGGTTTTGAAATGATACCAATCAAACAGTTGAAGCCAACATCCCTTCCTGCAATAATCACAGAGGATATTAAAGAACTTGCTGTTTTCAGATATAGTGGCGATAACCGCCCTTTCGTATGTCTAATAATGGACTGTGTGATATACCCTATATTCATAGAAGCTAAATTCGGTGATATATACGACCACGGAAGTAAATAATAACAGATTTATCATACGTATGAAGCGGTAAGAGAGCATCCTACCGCTTCATTTTTATTGCATAACTACACGTAAATCTGGGTCCTTAGAGTTAGCGTTAATGGGCACTTTGCTTTCTAACATGCCTCTTTTTTGCTCCATTGTAGATTATGTGGTAATTTTGCGACGTTTAACTAAAAAATATATCGTATGAAAAAGATTTTATTATTAGCTTTATTTGCGTTGGCTTTGGTGTCGTGCAAGTCCGAACAATCAAAAGGCGAAGATTTGATAGATGAATATATGGAACAAACCGCCTATGATTATGAAAGCTATAAACCCATAAGTACAAAAGTTCATAAATGTAATTCTATACATTGCAATCTTAATGCAATATCTGTTGCGAAAAAGATAATAGAAGAATACAATGAAACTCACACATCATTTAATTGTTTGGAAGGTAATGATAGATACGATGTATATGATTTGATAAGAAAGTATCGTGAGGAATTTGGGGACATTGGTGATGCTTATGAAGACCTAATAAGAAAAAACTATTACGACGGATATATGATAGACCAAAAGTTTAGGATTAAAAGTCGTGGTGGATATGCTATACTTACTACTGTAAGATACATTGTTGATAATGATTTTACCCGCATAGTAGAATCATACGAAATGCCAGAAGATTATGAAACCACCATATCGGTTGGATATGTGATTAATAGTTTTCAGGACGTTGTTCGTTCAGAGAACAATGAATAATAATGATTATGGACTAATTGCCACAATTAGCATAAGAGCGCGTTGAGGTTTCGACCAACGTTTCAAATGAAGAGGCACTCTACTTATCGCAAGCGGAGTGCCCCTTTTGTATAGATTGGTTCAGAAGCTACTGCATTACAACGCGCAAGGCTGGTCCCTTGGAATTTGGACTTGGTGCAAACACACGGTCTATCCTGTCCGAAAGGATTTCCAAATACCTCGTCTGCGCTCTCAACTCAACAATCATTGGGTTAGATTCGCCCGATTGGGATTCTAAGCTGTAGCGGGCTTCTAATAGCACTCTGATTGCGGCTATGTCAGTTGTCTGTTGATTGACAAAGAACCTAATAGAATTAAGTAATGCTTCAAGAGCTTTTGCTGTGGTTTCTGATACACCTTGTATACTTTGAGTAAGTGCCGACAATTCAGATTTCTGCCCTACACTTGTGCCTTTGTATCCTAATGTTTCCATAAGCGCAAGCAAATCTTCATTTAATCCTTTCAATGCGCTTTCTCCAAGAGCCTGGATGTTTGCAAGCTCTTCTTTAGTGAGGTTAACCCCTCCTACGCTCCCCTCTGTAACGGATTCATCTATTTTCTCAAACAGCTCCTTCAAACGCCCTTGCGCAAGTCTCATTGTAGCTTGTTTGACGATAAGATTTTCAATAAAACTATCAAAGTTTTCATTAAGGGCTTTTAGTCCATCTTCTGTTTCATTGAAAGCATCCATCCATGCTTGAACAAATGAAGAGGCGGCATCCTTATATTCTGACTCCCCACCTATACCTCCTAATTCTAATTTCTGTTGGTCTAAAATTTCTTGTCTTGTCTTTTTCAGTTCATTTATAGCATCATTCCATTCATCAATACGTCCTCTATCAGAATCTTTCTTCGCCTCTTCTGAGTTAATCATATTTTCATATGATTCAATCTGTTGGTCTAAATTGGCTATTGTATCTTTGGTTTGTGTACGAAGATCATCTGCACTCCAAGCGGCTTCCATCTTCTCCTTTAACTCATCGTATGCCCTACCAAGTGATTCTATATTCTTTATTTGCCGTTGGATTTCACGTTCTTTCTTCTTGTTCTTATTGCCAATGCCGAATATGCTACCGATGGTATTGCCTATTCCGGCAATAGTTTTCATTCCACCTGTAACCATACCCAAAACATTACCTGTAGCATAAGATGATGCAAATTCTCCTGCACCACTGAAAGCTTGAGACATTCCATTTAATGATTCAGAAATTTCTTCTGGCACATCAACACCGAAAGATGAAAGCATAGAAGAAACTTCTCCAAAAGCAGAATTGAATTTATCTATTTTTTCTGCATTTTTTTCAAATGCTGCACCGAGGTCTGCTATAGCTTTTTGCTTATCTTCTGGTTTTGCATTTTTCAAGTCTTTAAAAGCTTCAACAATTCCCTTGATAGGGTTTCTGTCTAGTTTTTCACCTTTCAGCTTCTCAAGCTGTTCAATTATTGTTTTCAACTGTTCTGGCGGCAAACTTTTGAGAGACCTTCTAAATTTCTCTAATTTCTCGAGAATACTATCAATAGCTGCCGTTGAAGAATAGTCAAGATTTTCAAATAGCTTGATGTATTCGTCTGTATTTTGAAACGCCTTCCAAGTATTTTCATCTGTCTTCTTATCGTACTTTTTTTTAAGGTTGGATTCAGCTTGCGCTCTCTGCTCATCTGTAAGGGTTGCTTTTGCTATATTTGCCTTTTCTTCGTAATACCACTTATCAAGCTGTAATTGTTCTGAAAGTTGTGTTTTATAATCCTTGAGAATTCTAATAGTAAGGTCTGTGCTTTCCTTATCACGCTGTTGGCCCAGCTTTTTAAGTGCTTCATCGTAACCCTTTTGGTCTGCCTTACTTAACTGTCCATTTTTATCACGTTTGGCTTCATATTCATCACGTATCCCTTTTTCTACATCATCCAACGTCTTTGCAAGTCCGGGAAACAACTGTTGTACCTCCGCTTCGGAAAGTCCTGCATTTTTCAGTTTCTTGTGCAAGTCCAAGCCATTGAAAAGGTCTTCAATGTTCTTTTTTGTAGTTTCAAGCTGATTCTTTAAATCTTCTTGCTGAATCTCTATTTTCAGCTCTGCAATAATCTTTTTAAGTTCAGTGATTTTCTTGCTGTCTGTTACATCTTTAAGGAGTTCTTCATACGCCTTAATCATACCTTCTTTGGTGGGCAGAATATTCATTTTATCCATACCTGTAAATTCCAAAGCTGGTTTGAAAGCGGATAGAGTTTGCTCGATAGCGGCATTCTCTCCCATAAGCTGATTCAGTTTCTCATAGCGTGACTGCATTTCTTTTAGGACAGAGATACGCTCTGCCCAAATGTCACGTTCGGCTTTTGAACCTTTATTTTCAAATGGGTTAACGCCAAGAGCGTTGGATAAATCAACTTGCGTTTTCTTGTATTCAGATATAGTTTCAAGTATGAGTTTAACGTCAACCATATCTCCGCTCTTAATATTAAGAACAGGATTTTGCGAATTAAGGAAATTTGCTATTTTTGAATCAGCTTCTATTTGTTTTACGTTCTTTCCAATAGCAGCTATACGTTTTTCAACCTCTTCCCATGATTTTGCCGCCTTTGACGCTTCATTGCCTTTTTTTATAAAATCCTCAAATGGCACTTTCGCATCTATCGGCTGTGTCATGTTAAGATTGATTTTATACGTTTTCTTTTCAAAAAACGTCTTAAGGTAGCTATCCAACCAACTTGTTTCTTTCTCGACTGAATCTTGGTTAATGCTGATATTGATTCCGAAATGCTTGTATGCCAAATCTTTCGTGACAGCATCTAATTCCGATTTATCTATCCGGATTTTAAGTCTTTTCTTTTCCGCTTCTGTCTTGTATTTATCAACAGAACCATAAACAGACTCTAATTCAGAAATCATTTCTTTCTCATTCTCTATGTATTTTTTAGACAATGCGAAAAGTTCTGTAAGGCTGTTTCGTGCTTTCATGACTTCTTGGGTGTACATACCATTACCAAGCCTCATACTATTGAATGCGTTACTTAGATAAGGCCACATTCCTGCAACTTCATCTTTCATCCTTTTAGTATAAGTAAGCAAATCCTCTCCCTTTTTGGGTCCTTTTGATAGTTCTTCAAGTGCTTTCCTGTGTTCAGCTGAAAGATTATTCTCTTCGGTTGCAAGTTGCATCATTATTGCTTTCAACTCTTCACCTTGAAGTATAAACTCGCCAATAGAAGATGTGTATTGTTCGCTATCTTCATCTATATCATCTACAATCCATTTGGATTTATTTTTGGCGTATTTGGCTTCCATTATCCGCTGCTCATTAAGAAAAGCCTCATATTCTAAAAGATAATTTTTGAATGTTTCTTTGGCCTCTTCTTCTGAAAGATTAACTCCAACTTTAATGTCAAAGCCTTCGTTGTTCATTTCTTGAACGAGCTTGTCAAGAGATTTTTTTATATCTGATTCTGATTCGTCAGTTATTGTCGATATGCGTATTTTAGCCTCGAAATATTTGTTCGTGCTTTCTGCTATTGCCTTATTGTACTCTTTTATAGTGCTTATAAATTCTGTGACAATACCAATAGCTGCTGTTATTGCGACCAATGGCAATGAAGCCTTAAATGTTGCCCCGAATGCCTTTATTGCATTGCCTGCTTTGCCAAGACCTACTGAAAATAACCCAATCGTTCCATTTGCCACTCCTATTTTTTTAGCCCATACGGTGATGCCCATGGATGCGATTACCGGGGCAAACGCTTTCGCTATATTGACTACTGTTTCCCAATTATCAATCAATACTTTTACGGTATCAATCGCGCCTTTCAGGGTGTCTTCGTTTGCCTTTCCGATGGAGTTAAGCATCACATCAATACTGTCCTTCAAGTTGGAAATTTTACCTTGTAAAGTTTCAGCTTGGATTTCTTGCATATTGTAGAAAATACCCTCTTTGGAAGTCAAGTTTTCAAACACTTGTTCAACATCCTCAAATGTAACCTTACGTTTGGAAATCATATCTACAATCTGTGCCGTGGTATAATCTGCTTGGTCTCTTGTTTTGAACAACTTTTGAAGCTCCCCATACATATTGATACCTGCTTCCGTAAACTGACGAACTTCTGTACCACGCAAATATGCTGCCGCTTTGACCTGCCCATAAGCAAGGATAAGTCTGCCCATATCCACACCTAAACCAGCAGATACATCGGCAAGTCGTTTTGTCGTATCATATAACTTGTCGCTCTCAATACGGTATGCTGCAAGCTGTTTTGTGAATGTAACCAATTCCTTAATTTGAAATGGCGACTTTACGGCAAGTTGGACAGTCTTGTTGAAAATTTGGTCTGCCTGTGATTTATTTTGTAAGATTGCTTGTAACGAACGCTGCTGCAATTCAAATTCACCGCGCACTTTTGCCAACTTGCTGATATACCCTTCAATCTGTGACACGGAGAACAACAAAGCAAGCTGACGGCTTAATTGCCCGGCTGTATCCATCAGGTTGCGATGGCGTGTGGCAAGCTGCTGTGATTTGACTCCTGCTTCCGTCAATGCTTGGTTGTGTTTTGCGATGGCTTGGTTTATCTGTTCAAGTGTGCTTTTATAGTTGGCATCGGTAGTATTCAAAGATAAACGAGCTTTTTTTAGGTACTCTATTGCCGTGATTTGCCGTTGAAGTGTATTTGCTGTTTTAGAAAAGTCAAGCGCACCCTGTGCGGTTGTATTCTGTTTGTAGTTTTGTGCTTTTGCCAAATCTGCCGAAGCCTTATAAGCACGTCTGTCAGCAGCTATTCTTCTTTCCGTCTCTTTTTCTTTAGATTGGGCACGTTGCTCGTCCGTCTTTCGTTGTTCGTCAAGCTCCATCTTCATGTAGCGCATGGCTTCTACCGCAGCCTTTTGTTGCGGCTTTGACAAGTCCATGTTCTCAACGTATTTTTTCAAATCCGAATATCCCTGCTTCAATCCGGATATATTAAAGTTAGCAAATGAACCTTCTCCGATTTTATTGTTTCCTATTCTGTTTAGCAAATCTGCCGCACGTGAAAGGCTTTCGTTCAGAGAAGTAGTCTTTCTTGTAGTCTCTTCCGCACCTTTCCCTGCTCCTTCAAATGGATTACCTTTTATAGCATCTATCTTTTTGGCTAACGAAGTAATCACACTTTCCAATTTACTCGTATCCATTACCACACTGCCAAACCCGTTTTTCAATGCATCTGCTGCTGTATGGGCGTGCTTCTCTATCTTCTCTAGCTTCTCATCGAAACTATCCAACTTCTTTAATACATCAGGGGTTATGTTGAGGAAAGCTCCTGCTTCGTTATTTGCCATATCGTTATCCTTTTTTATTAATTATGGGCATACCCAAATCATTCAAGTTCTTCAAATCGTCAACACTTCCTATTTTGCTGACCTTCTTTTTTTTCTTGTCCTTGTTTCCGTATTCTACATGGGAAAAATCAAACGAGCTTAACCGGATCTGTCCAACCGTCATTCCCCATAAATATTCGTCACGAGAGCACCAAGTGTTGGAGCGCAGAAAATCAATCATCTGCCCCCACTCTGTACGGGATATTATCAGTTTTGTTCCGTTTTCTTCGTCTTCCTCGTCAAAGTCATTTCCCTCACGGTCTGAATCACATTGGTACTCTCGAAAAAAAAATCCGTGCTTATGAGGTTAAGGATTTCACCAAGCAATAATGCCCAGTCCTTTATGTCGTAATCTCTCCACATCAAAAGGTCAAAGACCTTGTGGTAGTCATCTGATAGTTCTTTTTTCTCATAATCAGAGAATATCCTGTCCCTGTCATTGAGAAGTGCAAGCGTTATCACGTGTGCAACTGCCGGTAGATTTACCGAGAACTCTTTGATAACATCTCCCATACTTAACTTCTCTCCCTTCACAATCTGACACGCTTGTTCGGCTATAAGCCATTGAACACCGGGCTTCAATCCTTTAATACGCCACTCCGTACCGTGAAGTTTTACAATGCTTGGGCTGTCATTCATTATCCTTGCCAAACGTTCCATTGACTCATCAGATATAGGAGTACAAGCCGTTACAACATTTGTCTTTAGTCCTGTATCTTTTTTCTTTGCTCTATATACTGCCATGATTATAAACATGAAGGGCGGCGGCATATAAGCCTACCGCCCGTAAACACTCTAGTTATCTATTATGAACAAGTTTTATTTGGGTAAAGTATAAGCTGAATCTACATAAAACGGTGTTCTGATAGTTCTATCTCCATCGGCGATATTTGCATCATACGCTGTTCCTGCAAGGTTGATACGACCCACATTAGAGTTCAAAGATTCAAGCATTATTTTTGAGTTAAGTTGGACTTTTGGAACCACAAATGCAGTCATCGTTTCTCCTTCCTCAAACACTACGTCAATCTTTGCATACAACTTCTTGTATTGAGCCGGAGCAAAGTATTTAGTAGAGACAGTAGTTCCTACCGTAAATCCCATGAGAGCGACCAATAGGTCTTTTTGTGTATCTGCAACCTCAGCTGTAAACTGGTATTTGCCAAGCTTCACGATGGAAAGAATGGGGCTGTCGGAAGTTTCGCACTCGATGTCGTTTACATCGTTATCGTCTTGAGCGATTGAAGTGGTATCCTCAACTACATCTTCAAGGATATAAGAGTCACCATTTGGCACATCGTCTTGTTCAGAGCCAGTGAACAGAGTTGCCACAATGTAAGAAGGCTTGATGTTTTTTTTGGCTGTTGCGCCAGTCTTGTTTACTGCCATAATTAAAAAATGTTATCCTGTTAATAATCTGTTTACCTTATTGTCACTTCTATATTTATCACGTTGTAGTAGTAGTTCCTATTTTGGTCATAATCTGCATCACGGAAATTTACATCAATCACATAATGGGGGTCTTTGCATGATTCAATAGCCTTGTCAAGCGCAAGTTCCATTTTGTACAGCTCCTTCACGGGCTTCGTACCGTGGCTGTCAACTGATTTTGCGTACAAGAACACGTTGGCAGAACCTTTGGCATAAGCTCCGTAATCTTTCATGGAAAGGACATCAACAAGCACCATTTCTTTCCAATTGCTTTCAACAGTGGCAGGCATATTCCCGATGAACAGGTTATCGGATATAGCCGCTTTTGTCAGCAGCATGGAAAAAAAGTTTTCCACTTTTGATGTTGTCTTGTATTTGCTATCCATATAATCAGTATTTACCGTTCTTTATAATTCCAAAAGTTGAACCTTTAATTCTGTTACTTAATGCTTTGAGTTGGTTTTGAGCAATGGCGATTACCTCATATTTGTACTTTTCCTGTAATATTTGTCCGTATGGCATTGCGGCTACTATCACAAGGTCAATTCCATCATGAGGCTTATATTTACGTTCAAGAAAATCCGTTATCGCATCACGTCCGTATAGCGGTTCTCTCTCCCAAATTCTTGGGGCTAATGCGTATTTCGTTTGATAACCGCTTTTGGATAGTTTGCCATTAACATATATTCCCCATCCGTAGCTATCATGAAGGTTGTCTGTATCATTTTTATAAGTAACCCTATTCAATTCTTCTGCAATTATTTTGTCAGCTTCTTCCGATAAGAACTTTATAAGTTTATTCAATGAATCTGTCTTAACCTTCTTTGCCATATCTTACACTTCACTCATTTTTATGTCAACCGAGCAAGCACCAAGTTGACTATATTCAAGCCCTATAACCCTGCCTTGGATTGGTATTGCATAATTCTCGCATTTAAAATTGGTATTGAAACGTATAGGTAGCTTCTCACCAACTTTGCACGGGAAAAATACTTTATAGTCAGCCATGATAGTACCGGAGTTAATCAGCTTTGCAGCCTGCTGTATGTCACATTCAGTTTCAAGAAGGATGGTCTCTCCCGTAGTGGGGACTTCGGGAGAACTATCCGTCTTTTCATTCCCAAGCATGTCACCGTCACCGAGAAGGTTCCCGTCTTCCGGCTTATTCGTTATCACGGTGTAGAATGTGCCATGAAACGGGTATTCTGCTATTGCTTTTCTTTTGAGACGCATAAACTATACATCTAATGAATTTTCATTGACCCAACTCATACTACCCGAATCCATGCTTTTCAACGCTTCTTCTTCACCATACTTTTTGTACAGTGCTTTCAGACGGTCTTTCAAGTTTTGGATTATGGCAGCCGTTACCGTCTCACTACCTATGTCCTGTCTGTAACTGCCATGTTGGAGTGATGATGAAGCCACAGACCACGGACCGCTAATGACAAGTTCGTACAGTGCGATAAGGCAATGGTCTTTAGTGCATTCATCTATTTCAGAACGGTCTGAAATAAACATCAAACCGTTTTCGTATGCGATATTTTCAAGCGCATCATCTTCAAAGACAAATCTCGTAAGCCCATTGAGGTATGCTATCGGGTCAAATGATTTTTCCATAACTACTACGCAATGTATTGTACATTTAATCGTCTGCCTGACTTGTGTCTACAATTACGTGATTACGGAATGTTTTCAGTGCAGGACAAGCTGACATCATTACATCAGTATGCCATTCCTTATACAGCCCGTTGTTTGTTGTTGTATTCACAATCGTGCAGAGACCATCGTTAGCCTGAGCAAAAATCTTGGTTATTACGCTTGAACCATACTTATCAAACATCTGTTTGTCTAGGTTATTGGTGTATTCAAACTCACAAGCATATCCGGCAGGGCGGAGAACAGCAATCTTATCGTCCCAACCTTGTACGAATGTGTCTCCGGTATTGGTAAGATTACGCTCACGTTCTTCAACAATTTCAATTGGAGATACACCGGGATAATCACGGAAAGCAGCTAAGAACAACTCTCGTGTAGTAGGCGCAGTAGCGGTTGTTGCGATGTAAGCTAAAGGATTTTTCTTGAAACTTTCAATCAATTCCTTAACTTCGGCATTTTGCAGCATTACTTCGTAAAACATCTTGCGTGTAACCTGCCATACCATTGCACCTTCATACCCCCATTCTTCACGATATTTTTTCTCCTTTTCCGCCATTTGACTGAGAATCTTACATTTTTCGTCTGTCCAAACTACTGTGCCAGCTTTAGTAAAGTTCTCTGTTGGTATATCAGCCTTATGCAACGGAGCTTGAACGCCACGTGCGATATTTCGGTAGTCAATATGACCTTTAGACATTAACTGTGCAGTCATGAAGTTCATGGTTGCGTCCGCACTATCAAGTTGGGACTGTAATGTATGTACCCAAGCGGCTACCAAATCGGCATCGTTTCCAAACAACTCAAACTGTTGTTCTTTTGCTTCACGTTCCATAGCTGTTTCAACGAAACCGGGAGCGATAAAATCAGGGATAGATGCGGTGTACCAGTGCAGACCGTCCTTATCCATTTGATTACTGTCACCAAGAGGTGCACGCAAATCCATCAAAGGAGCGGCTTTCAAGTCACGTCCTTTCACAGAAAAAGTAGCGATGCCATTAGGAGCGGTAGGTGTGGGAGCACCAGCTTTTACACCTTGAGTCTTGTACCAACCATAATTAGTGTATAGCAGACCTTCTGTATTGACAAAGGATTGCAAGAAACGTTGATTGGTCTTGTCTGAAAAGAATCTTGCATATCTGCTGTTATTAAAATCAAATTTAGGCATAGTTTCGTCAATTTTAAATGTTAAACCAACCCTTAACCTTGCTCTTGTTCAAAGCTTTTAATGCAGCCGAAAGAGGTTGCATACGGTCTTCGTAGAGGAATACATCTCCTAATGCCAATGCAGGAGTGATAAGATATCTTGCACCATCGAAATCATCTTCGGATGCAGCCGGGTCAAAAACAAAATCAAAGTCGCAGGGAAGGTATGAGTTAGGATTAGTAACCATAGCTTCTTTACCAGACCCTGCTTCTTTCGCTTCAACAAGAACAGATGAAGTTGTTAATGCTCCGAGGGTTGCGTTCAATGTAACTTTCCAAACATCGCCATCCGTTCCGTCAGTCATTTTTTCAACGGCTGTGACTGTTACTGCTGTTCCTTTCCCTACCAATGTGGTAGGAGCAACCATGAGAACGTCCCCTACAAACGGAATGAGGGAATACCCGTCTCTTTTCAAGTAAATAACCGTATCAGATGATTCTGATGTAGCTTTTGCAACTGCATACGATTTTAGGATGCGTATTTCGCTTCCATTAGAACCATTACTGGGAATATATTCAGCGAGCGTTCCAGCAAAAGCTCTTGCATTACCTTTGAATGGGTTTTTAACAATTCCACCACTGGTAGGAAATACAAGTGCGTCTTTCCCGCTCATCTGTAGCTTCACGAAGACATAGCGATGACCACCAATGCTTCCGCGAGCCTGAACCAATGTTCTACCGGGAAGGTAGCCACTGTTCAATAGGATTTGCTGATAGAAATCTGACATTTTCTTTTTGGTTTAAATGATTATTATTTTTCTTCTCTGTGCGACTGCTTCCTTACGACAGCAACCACATCGGCAAAGTCATCGGTCTTTTCCTTACCGCCTCCCGTGTCGCCCGGAGTGATGTAAGGTGGAGTGTTAGCATTAAACTTATTGTAGCTCTTGACCAGTCTTTCTGTAAGAGCGTCAACGTCAGTTTCAGAATCAATGTGAATCAGTTCAAGCTGGTCGTTAATCCAATCCTCGTTCTTGACTTCTTTCCCTTTTAAGGCTGATTTGAGTTGATTGCGTTTCTCGGAAATAGTTTTGGCTCTTTTCTCTTCCTCACGTTCTGATTTCAAGTCTTGGAGTTCTTTGAGCAACTTATCCAGTTTGCTTTCGTCTCCTTTGTTATCCTTGTAATCATCCTTATCTCCCTTATCATCCTTTGCGGGGTGATTCTTTTCCCACTCCTTTACGAATTTTGAATTGTCGTTCCTGATGTTGTTGTCGTCCTCTTGGAAGTCCTCCAGATAATCGGCAACCGCATCATCCAATTCCAACTCGTCATTACCACTCGCTTTCTCCAACCGCTTGTAGATCCTTTCCACCTTGCCGTTGAAACTTCTCTCACTCATCGCCAAGTTTTTCTTGCCGTTGTTAGTGATTCCTGCTTTCAGTGCTTCTGAAAGCTGTTCTTTCGTAAACTTCATACACTATATGTTTTATGATGATTATATGCGAAAGTAATGCTTTAACAAAAAGATATAACTATAAAAAAATCACTGTATTTATCACTATGATAAATAGACATTGGTTTAAGTATATATTACCTTGTTATTAAGAGGTATTTTTGCTTTTGATGAAAGAGCAAGAAGTACATAATGCGATAGTGAAGAAGCCTTTCCCAGGTTTCCAAACCTACTTTGCTTCAACGAACGTGGATATATGTTTCGGTGCCGGCGGGGTCGGAAACGGGAAGTCATACTCTCTTGTTCTTGGATTCGCTGAACCGTTAATGCTTGACCCTGATTTTAGATGTTTAATAAGTCGTAGAAGCCTTGGGAACCAAAAAGCAGGAGGAGGATTTGTTGATACATCCAAGGACATATTCGGGGAATATGTAAAAGTTAAAGAGGCAGACACGCCACGTATATCATTTCAAAGTGGAGCGTACTGCGATTTGACTTATATAGACCCAACGAATATAGACAGAATGAGGGAGCGCGCGAAAGGATGGCAGTACGATGCGATTGCCATTGATGAGCTTACCGAAATGCCTTGGGAGGTATTTACGTACATTCAATCCCGTAATCGTGGAAAAAGCAAAACATTCACGGGGAAATTCCGTGCGACATTCAATCCTAAACGCACCCATTGGACGAGAAGATTCATAGATTGGTATGTTGGAGTTGACGGGAAGGGTATCCCTGATAGAATAGGAAAAGTCAGATTCTTTTTTGTTGCTGGGTCTACCGTTGATGATGTGATTTGGGGAGATTCAAAAGAAGAAGTTTACGCTAAGTGCAAGATACAGATAGACAGTTTGATTAAAGACTTGAAAGGTAAAGCAAAATATCAAGACTTTATCAAATCGTTTACCTTATACGAGGGCACAGTTGATGAAAATGAAGCTCTAATGGAAGGCAATGCAGGGTACGTTGGTTCAGTTGCCGCTTCTGGTACACGCTCTGCTGCTGGGCTTATCGGTGTAAACTATAATGCAGACCCAGATTCTGACGAAAAGATACCTATCCCTTCCACTTCCGCACAAGGCGTGTTCAACAACAACCCTGCCGTAAACGGTGACAAATGGATTACCGTGGATTTGGCGGATTACGGTACGGATAATCTCGTGGCTCTAGCATGGGATGGATTTCACGCATACGACATTCTCATTCTTAGCAAGTCCACTCCGAGAGAAAACGCTATGGCAGTGAAGACATTTGCATTTGAGCATGGAACAGCCGAAAGCCATATCATTTTTGACGCGACTGCTGGAAGGTACTTCAATGATTACATTCCCGATGCAGTACCTTATATCTCGCTAAATAAACCTTTCGGGCTTTACCAACTTACCGCAATGACAGTCAAGGATATGTGCTATATCAGATTATGCAAGATGATAGAGGAAGGCAACTTGACATTTGACGATAAACTTGCCGTTCAGACTTACACTCATCAAAACTTGAAATATAAAGTGACGATTGAGAACGAGTTTATGGAAGAATGTTCCGTTGTGCGGTTTGACGATATGCAGAGTGGGAAGAAGCGGCTTTGGAGCAAGAAGAAGATGAACCAAATGTTAGGGAAAGGCAGGTCTATGGACTTGTTGGACCCATGCGCAATGAGGATGTTACCGTGCGCTAACATCGAATACGGGAATGAAATTCAAGCAGGGTATTACAATCACGAGGAAGAAACCAAACAAGCGAGCCATACACAGACAGAAGGAAGTATTTACGATGAACATTTATGGTATTAGGATGGCACTTATATGCCTCACAGAACATAATAATTATATATGTATATGCAGCGAGTAGAACGACATATTATCATTGGTAACAAGTACTTGGACAGGCTTTGTTTCCTATCCAAGAATTTGTACAACTACGCAAACTATATGATTCGTCAGGAGTTTACGAAGAGTGGTAAGTTGCTTCCTGAATACGGATTGACAGCTTTACTTGCAAAGGAAAAACAAATGGATTATACATCTCTTCCTGCGAAGACCAGTCAACAGGTTGTTGCTCTTCTATTCAAGAATTGGAAGTCGTTTTTTAAACTATGTAAATGCAAGGACAAGCTTAATGGTAAACCGAAACCTCCGAAGTATAAACATAAGACGAAAGGACGAAATATAGTCGTATTCACCTATCAGCAATGCAAGTTGAAGGACGGATACATTCACTTTCCGAAGAAAGTAAACATACAACCGTTAAGAACAAAAGTAACTAATTTGCGTCAGGTTCGCATTATCCCGCAATGTAGTTGCCATATCATAGAAGTAGTATATGAAAAAGAAAGTATTGAAACCACCGGACTTGAACCAAACTCTTATTTAAGTATTGACTTGGGATTGAACAACCTTGCAACTTCCTATGATTCGCTATGTCATAAGAGCTTTATCATAAATGGCAGAATATTGAAATCCATAAACCAATACTTCAACAAGAGGAAAACTAAGTTAATGAGTTTCATTGGAGGGAAAGGTACAAGTAGGCGAATAGGGAAACTAACACTAAAGCGGAATTGTAAAGTGAATGACTATATGCACAAGACTTCCCGATTTATTGTAAACTATTGTATTGATAATCATATTGATACTATTGTAATAGGTAATAACAAAGATTGGAAGCAGCAAATAAATATGGGGAAACGTAACAATCAAAACTTTGTCAGCATCCCATTTGAAAAGCTAATCTCTCAGATACAGTACAAGTCCGAAGAAGTGGGAATTAAGGTCGTAATAACCGAAGAAAGTTATACTTCCAAAATAGACCACTACGCAGGCGAAGAGATGTGTCAACATGAAACATATTTAGGTAAGCGCATACAAAGAGGTCTATTCCGTAGCAGTACAGGTAAAATCCTGAATGCTGATCTAAACGGAGCGATAGGGATTTTAAGAAAAGTAGTTGGCGAAAGCATCTCGCAAGTAGTCAATAGAGGGGGAGTGGAGACCCCAACGAGATTGCTGGTGTAATCTCGCAAATAAGTACCATTAGGATATGATAAGCTATAACGACATAAAGGATATTATCAATTCCCTTAAAACAGAAGGAATTGAAGCAAGATTAAGAGACGTTGCCTATTTGGTGATGTGCGATTCTTTTGTGGATAAGGATCTTGCTGCCAAGGTTGCTTACCAAGAAGATGAAAAGCCTTCAAACAAGGTGTTATCCACGCTTGCCGAGAAACTGAAACCTTTCGGCATCGGTGCTATCACTACCATATCTAAAGATGAGAACCGAGAAGCGTTGCTGAAAGAAATATCGGAGATGAAACAGATTGCTGACGACGCGAAAGCAAGTGGAGATTCAGACACTTTTATCAAAGCAAGTAAGGTCGTATTGGATGCACGTGTAAAGCTAAACGACAAGTTCAACATTGAGGAAGAAGAAGGACAACGAAGAATTATTGTTGTTCCGCAGAAACATGACATCATCTGTAAATGGACTTCGAGAGAGTGTTCTGCCATGCCGAGCAAGGAAGCATGTATGAAGTATTACAACCTAATTGATGCGGACAAATGACACGGGAAGAGAAGAAGTTATATTTATTACGGAACATAAATGCTCTGTTACAGAAGAAGCCGTTTTTCAGAGGCAGCGATACTCCTTCCATTAACGATTATTCCGAAGGGCAAACCGCAACCGTTACAGAAACACGGACAGCATGTATTCCGAAGGTCAAAAAAACAATTGTCACACAGGCAAGATTTTTGAAGGAACTTGACCCAATGAGCCATGATGTTCTGTTTGACAATAATCTTCCAAGCATTTGCGTGAAGTTGGAGAACGGAGGTTATCAAGAAATAAAGTTCCAACGAACTGCATTGGCTCTCCAAGAGCAGATACTTGCAAGTCACGTTATCTATTTGTGCGGTAATCCTTGCGTGTTGTCTTTGAGAGGTGGAAATCCACCTGAAAGGGACAAGGGAAATTATTCCACTATCAAAGAGTATTGGGTTGACAGAAATATGGACGGATGGCGCACAAAAGCAGTCCGCACGCAGCTTGCTACGGGAGATGCAGGACTTTTATTCTACTATGACTATCAAGGACGTATCAAATGCCGCCTGATAAGCTATGAGGACGGTTATGTTATCATATCCCATAATGACAACAACGGTGACAGACTTCTTGAAAGTGTTTACTATGCCGATGCGGATGGTGTGGAATACATAGACAGCTATGACGACAAGTATATGTATCGTATGCGTAATTCGGGCGATGGAGCGGATGAAGATGGCTGGATAAGGGAAAACCCGGTAGAGCACGGTTTCAGTGAGATACCATTGTGTACCAAACGCGGTAATGTGGCGTGGAACAACGGACAGAGTCTTATCGAGATTTACGAGATTATCTACAACATCTTCTTTGTCATTCAGAAACGGAACGGCTGGGGCATTCTGTATATTAAAGGCAATCTGTCAGAAACGACAAAGAAACTTGCAGGGAGTATCATTTTGCAAGACAAGTCAATGGACGGTAACGGAAGTGCAGAGTTCAAAGCACCGCCCAGTCCGCAAGGTATGCTTGACAGTCTGCAAGATTTGTTCGAGAAGATACAGATAAACACCTCATGCACATTTCTTTTGCCTAAAGATGTCAAGTCAAGTGGTGACATAAGCGGACTGGCTATTACGCTGACCCGTGATTTAGATTTGAAGAATGCCCAGCAAGGGGTTATCGAGTGGCAGAATTTTGCAGACAAGATGATGCGCCTGTTCAAGGAGGGATTAGCCAAAGAATTGGTGAAAAAAGGCGAGAACGTAAATGCCATTACAGAATTTGACAAACTTCGTGTCAGCTGTAAGTTCAAGATATGGCAGCCGTTCAGCGCAACTGAGTATAACAACATGCTTATCTCAATGAAACAGGCTGGTATTCTCTCCACGAAAACGGCTATTGAAAAGAACACGGAGAGCACACCCGATGAGGAGCAACGAGTGACTAAGGAAGTTAAGGAAGCAGAAGAAAAGGTGATTGCCCAACAGCAAGCCAACAAAGAGAACAAGCAGGAAGGAGGTAATAATGAATAAACAAGTGATAAACATAGATGCCAACTTCATTAAAGAGATTGCCAAAATGCAAGAGCGAATTGATGAAACAGATAACGCAATTTTCAATCTATTCATGAAGATACAAGACATTAATCGACTTGATATTATGTATGATGGTAAGAATAGAGATATGTACCATCACATTTATATGTTCATCGAATATGTCCTGCATAAGTTTCCAAATATATACGAAGAATTCAGAGAAAACAAACAACACAAGTAATGGAGAAACAGAGCCTATACATATACAAGCTGGATACACATGGGGAAAAAGTCAAGTTTCCCAACGAAACCATGTCTGCAAAGCTGGGTGAATACACTTACACGGCACAGCGCATGGCCGGCACTCCTACGCTTACCGCCACGCTCAACTATCCGTCTTGCTTGGATGAAGAGTGGACTGGAGAGGAATTTGTGGAGTTCAGAGGTGAGAGATACTATGTCGACCAAACCCCTACATCTTCAAAGGACAACAAGAGCATTATGTATAAGCATGAACTCCAGTTCGTTTCAGAACGTATCGTATTGGAGAACGTGTATTTCATGGATGTGGTGACAACTGGAACAGATACTTATCATTCCAACTCTACTTCTGTGAAGTTCATGGGAGACATAAACGAGTTTGTAGGTCGCCTTAACGCTTCAATGGCAAAATCGGGTATCGGATATTCGGTAGTCATAGATGATGATATCACTTCCGATTCCAAACTTGTTTCACTTGACAATGTGTATCTTGCAGAAGCGTTACAATCCATATATACCATATACGAACTTCCTTATTACTTTGTAGGTAAGGTTTGTCACATAGGATATACAGAGAATGTAATTTCTACTCCCTTCGAGTATAAGAAAGGGCTTGTATCAATAAAAAAGACAAACGCCAATTATAAAATTGTCAATCGCGTTACTGGTGTTGGTAGCTCTGATAATATCCCTTTCTACTATCCGAATGATGATGAAAAAGGTACTATAGAACGTACACAAAACCTTATGCCTTCCATTTACAGACAAACAAATGGAGCGGAAAGATTCTACAATGCGCTTAACGACACGTATAAGATACCCGGCACAAATGATTACTACTCTTTCAAAAATACATTTTCTTCTAAGAAGGTAAAAGAGATAAAGGTAGATTTCAGCGATATAAAGCCTACCATAGAAAATGTGACAAACGCTTCGGGACAGTTATTTGGTGAGATTGCGGATATTGCTTTTGATGCTAATGATAGTGACGAACTCGGAACCGGAGAAGGGAATAATATATTCAATGATACAGATGAGTATGTACATTCTTATTTCTACATAAAATTACATATATATAATGGAGATTACGGCTTTAACCTGTTCGAACAGGGTTTGGAGGGTGGTACGGCTGTAATCAATATGACTACGGGTAATTGCGCTGCTTGCGAGTTTGAAATAGGAGTTACCTATAAGGACAATGAACCGGGAAGGGCATTCAACCCTGTATTGGTGGATTCTTCCGGGAACTTACCGGCAGGAGATTTTGAGCAGAAGGTTACTTCACAACCATCCCAATATGTAGAAAGCCAACAAAACACTTCTACAAATGAAGTTTGGATTGCAGTAAAAAAGGACAATACCACTTTCGGAATTGTTATGCCTAATGCCACCAATAACTATAAGCCTTCTGTCGGGGATAAATTTGTGATTACAGGCATTAAGATGCCCAAGTCCCTTGTACTCGCTGCTGAGAAGAGATTGGATGAAGCATTGATAAAGTATATGTCAGAGAATAATGACGAAAAATTCACATTCTCTGTCAATTTTTCCAGAGTATTTCTTGCAGACAATATTCAATTAGCAGAATTACTAAATGAGAATGTTCGCATGTATATAAAATACAACGAACATGAGTATCTTATGTATGTAAATTCATTTACTTGTAAAGCGGACAAAAATTGCTTATATGACATATCTGTTGAATTAACAGACAAATTATCTGCAAATGTTTCTGCATTACGAAGTACTATTACAGAAATTGCAGGCGATATCATAGGTAATACATTGGGAGGGAATAGTATTTCTACTACTGATATCTTAGCAAAAGTCTCTCGACATTTTCTCAGTAAAACACAAGATGACCGTACCCCGCACAAGTTATCCTCTGACAAAGCTTTTGAAATAGGGAAATTTGTCAGTGGTAGTACAGGTGGTATCATAATGGTTGATAAGGAAACAGGTCAAACCTATGCGGAGGTTGATAAACTGAAAGTCCGCATGAAAGCCTATTTCGAATCATTGGAGATACAAGATGTAAATTCTGTAGGTGGAAAGATACTTCTAACTCCGGGTGGTGCTGTTACGCTTATTGATGTTTGGACCAAGGGCACCATTGAACAAACGCCCATACTTTCAATGGCAGACGGGAATCCTATATTGCTTGCAGATGGCAGTGAACTCCAATTGATGGATAAAGAAACGGTAGACAATGGCGTCCCCGAAGGCGTGTACAGATGTTTCTTCCTTGCCGAGCAGGACGGTGTGGAAGTGGAGAACCGCTTCCGTGCAGGCTTCCAGATACAGAGCAAAAACTTCAACATACAAAAACCGGGAGAATACCAACAGGTAGCGAACCATTATTATTGGCGTTTATGTGTAGGGGCAAGCAAAGAGCCTATCAATGTCGGCATATACAAATTGCACTATATTGACCTCAGCATGGCGGATTGCGACACAGGCAGTGACATTCCGGCAAAGGGTGATACTGTAGCCCACCTTGGTGCACGAATCAAATGGAAAGGCATTGACAACAAGGACGTGACGGATGAAAGCAATATTGACGCACAGAATGCCATTGTTTTCTCTTCTACCGATGTGTTCAGCCCGAGTGTTACTCTGTATCACGGTATAGACTCCTACTCCTACTTGAGCAAGGAGTATGTTGAGTATGGCGTAGACAAAACTAACAACAAGGCGTTTTTCCATGTATACGGTGATGCGTATATTGGGGACCGTGATGGTAACAGCTTTGTTAAGTTCACCCAAGGTGAAGGCGTGGAATTGAAAGGAAAGCTGTCGGTCGGTACTACCATCGGCAATGGAGACACCATCGAAGATGCTCTCAAAAAAGCATCTGAAAAGTACATTGAAGATTTAGACCCTCTGAAAGAGTACATCAAGCAGGAAATAGATAATATCCAGAATCAGGTTGACGGTGCGATAGAAACATGGTTTTACGACCCGGCGCCCACCCTTGAAAATCTTCCCGCATCCGATTGGGATACAGATGAGAAGAAGAACAATCATTTGGGAGACCTCTATTACAGCAAGGAGGGAAAAGCATACCGGTTCCAATATGAACAAGAAAAGGGATGGTATTGGAATGCCATTACCGATACGGATATTGTCAAGGCTTTGGAAAACGCTCAAAAAGCACAGGATACCGCAGATGGGAAAAGACGCATCTTTGTGAGACAACCGCAGAATTCGGACGCATACGACATAGGTGATATGTGGGTAAATGCGACCTATGGTAGCACTTACAAGGACGATATGCTCAGAGCGAACACTTCAAAAAAGGCAGGGGAAGCATTTAGTATCTCCCATTGGGAGCTTGCATCAAAATACACTGATGACACTTTGGCGCAAGAAGCAAAGAAAATAGCCGAAGAAACGAAGAAAGCGGCTGAAAAGCTGGACAGTACTGTAAGTTCAATGAAGGACTTTACCGATGAAGCATTCAATGATGGTATCGTAGACAGAGGGGAAGCGGCTGCGATTAAAAAATACCTGAATAATATTGATTCCATCAAAAACGATGTAACAGAATCCTATAATAAGATTATAGAGAATGAGCTTCTTGATGAAGGTGTGGTAAAGACGGAGTTGGAAACCGCGTACCGCTTGTTCAATAGCTCGGCACAGGAGCTTATAAACACCATTAACGGTGTGATTCAGGACGGTAAGACCACAGCGACCGAAGTGGCTATGGTGGATGGCAAGTATTCAGCGTTCAACTTGAAGTACGGTGATTTTATTGCCAATGTCAATGCCGCGAACAATTATATACAGGGCAAGCTTAACGAATCCATCAAGGAAATATCGAAGAATATAGGAGATATATCCTATCTGACGAAAGCACTTAAGGAATATACCAATATTGAGGGTGGTCTTATTCAATCCTCATTGTTAGCTTTAGGATACACCTCGGAAAGCGGTTTCAAGATAATGAGCGGTACGAACGGTGTATACCAATCCGACAAGCGTGGCGGAGGTATTGCTTCCTGGTGGGGAGGTTCCATGCTGGACAAATTCGATTACCCGGAAAGCAGCGTGCCGGAAAACGTTGCCAAAGGTCTTGTGCGCTTTGACGGTACGGGTTATTTTGCCAACGGTGCACTTTGGTGGGAAGAAGATGGTACACTCCATGCAGACCCGTTGTCATTCTTTGTCGGTGAGGAAACGGTCGGTGTATTACTGTCGGCATTTAAGTTCTTGCGCTCGGCAGAATTCAAATATATATTGGAACCTCAATATCCGTTCACTCATATAAAAGCCATCAATTCTGTCCAAATCGGTAATGCCTTGCTGAAATATGACGCGACCAATAATGCCGTATATGTAGAGAAAGATGATGGGTCTATGGTTAATTTCTACGCTACGGGTGACCTTGCTGCGTTCGGTTCGACAACCGGTGGTGGAAGTGGTGCAACCTCATTGGGCATGCTGGACGATGTAGACCTGGTTACTCCTCTATCGGAAGGACAGGTATTGACCTACGACTCGGTTAAAAACAAGTGGACGAATAAAAAAGGCGGTGGCGGTTTGGATATAGACGCCATGTGGGAAGAGCTTGCCAAGTCTGACACGTCCAAGAGAATCCATTTTTCCCACATACCGGACTTGGGCAGTGTATATGCCAAACAGGTAAAGCTGGGCACGACTCCTTATAATGTATCCAATGGGGTGATATCCCTTCCTGCCTATCCGACCAGACTGTCCCAATTGGAGGACGATGTTATAACAGGAAAGTATCTGCCTTTGGCAGGCGGGACGATAACAGGCAACCTTGCGATAAACGGAACTACGACCACTAATAATATAGTCCTGAACAAAGCCGGGAATTTTGGTAACAAAATAAACTTCGGTGACGGTGATTACGTATACTTGAAGGAGGCGTCTGATGATTCCTTGACTATCTACGGAAGCAAAAAAATATCCCTTAATGGTTCGGGATTCGGTTACAGTTTCGGTTCTGATGGGCTGATTCCCACATCGGGAAGCAAGAGCCTTGGCGGTGGATGGAATAGCAATATGTGGAGTACTGTTTGGGCGAATAAGGTTGGGTGCACCATAATTGGTAGTGAGCCTGATAATGCTCACGATGGGGGTAGTCCTTGGAATGGTTTGTCCTTCGCAGGGAATGACAACTTTGTGCACATGTCGGGATATTACGGTATCGCATTCTACACTTCGGCAGGGCGTGTAGCTCAGTTCCAGTCGGACGGTATTGTTAATATTACGAATCTCTATTGCTACAACAATCTTCAATGTAGAGCATCATTCGTAAGCACGATGACAGACCGTTGGCAATTACAATGGCCGATATACTTCAACCCGGACAATGCCGTATTCAGGGCTAACCAATTATCCTTGATGATGCACGACTCCTGTAGACCGATAATTAGCTGGAAGGATACACTGGACGGTGTTGGATGGCAGACAAGATACACCATTGGTACGTATCGACCTAATTACGACACATGGGGAACCATGCTGATAGCAGTGTCGAATGATGATGGAGGGAACAGCCCGGGGATTAGGTTGGAACTCGAGGCGTCTAATAACAGGGCGGTTGTCCGGGGTTCGTTCCTTGCAAGCGGTGAGATTACCGCTTATTCGGACGCGCGCTTAAAATCATGTATAAAACCGCTACGGAACAGAGGGTTCATCACCCCTGTCAGCTATATCAAGGATGGGAAGGAAAGTATAGGGTTTATCGCACAGGACATGATAGAATTGTATCCTGAGCTGGTATCTAAGGGCAGCTCGAAAGAACACTACCTGTCCGTGAACTATGCCCAATATACGGCAGTATTGCAGGCTCAGATAATTGAGCTGCACAAAGAGATTGATGATTTGAAACGTAAATTTATAAATTAAAAACTATGGTTACATTATTGATTGTTTCGATTATTCTGTTTGTATCCTATATCGGATATACAGTCGGGATGTATGGCATCCCTGCAAGTATCAGTGACACATACTATCGGCTTGGAAAGAAGGGTTGGCTGTTCACGCTCTTCTGTCTTGTCGAATCTTCCCTGCTGGTTGCATCGTTTATTGAAGCCAGCAAGGAAGAATACCAATTCCTGGCGTTCATTGCAAGTGCATCATTGGCTTTTGTCGGCTCGGCTCCCTTGTTCAAGGAGGACTATAACCGCAATATCCATTATGTAAGCGCGGGAATCTGCGCGCTTGCCTCTCTTGTATGGCAAGTGCTGATGAGTTTTTGGTACGTCCCTCTTATAACCTTCCTTGGCGGTGTAATCGTATTGGCATGCCTTAAGTTCAAGAAGCCTGTGTTTTGGATGGAGATGTGTGCCTTTATCTCGACTTATATAACCCTGTTACTGCTCTACTGATATGGCTAACTCGAATAACGTAATTACGTCTCCTGTCAATCTGAGGAGTGACGTTGCTGCCGTTCTTGGGACGTCTGAAACGAATGTGAGCGGGTTGTGCACGAGCCATGAGATTAATATGTGGTCAAGATGTAAGCCTGTCCATATTGCTTCTGCTGCTCCTGACAGGAGCATGCCGTCTGACGGTGAAGGGGCTTGGTGGAAAGGCTCGATGAGGAATTGCGGCATTAAGCCGCCCCCTGTAGCGTCTTATGAGGAAATCCCCAAGCTGTATACGGAAGACAAGATGAACGGATATACCTATGAGAGACCTTGGGGCGGAAGTGGGAGTCCGTACAGGTTGGCTGATTTTCTGTTGTACAAGCATAATGCATGGGCACCCATATTCGCATTTCAGTGCGATTCCAAAGTATCCCAATCCGGTACCATATCATGTTCGGTTGGAATCAACATTACCGATGTGGACAAATCAGGTCCCGGCTCTATAACGTTGTCCGATATAGATTTCGGAACTAACCTTGAAACATGGTGGTTTGGGGCGATGTTGGTTGACTCGTCCAACAGAATCGTAAGGAAACTGGCGAATGTGAAGCCGGGTGTGTCATTGGAAATGCCTGCCAGGGGTCTGACACTAGGTCAATATTATGACGTATATCCATTTCTCTGCATGAATAAGATTGATAGCATCTATGACTTGGATTCGGTTAACTTGTTCCTGCCCGTTATGAACTGCTCTCCCGGCAGGGTTAAGTATGTATCGGAAGAAGAAGCGGGTGGTTTGGTAATCAATCTGAATGCAGAGTATGTGACGCATCCAATGACAGGTCTGAATACGGCTGTCAAGTGGGAACTCAAGTTAAAGGTTACCAATGGCAATATGACACTTCGCAACAATTGGATTAGTCTGCGATTCATAACGAGTGACGTGACCGACCCGTTCCAGGCAGGTGAGCAGCAAAAATCTTTAGGAGACAAGGATTTGACTCTGGACAATCCGGTTGTGATATCGGGTCAATTTGATTTGATGAATTTCTTGCAAGAGTACTATGTATATGTTACGCTATCCAACGGAAAGTACACGAAGAAGGCTTATCCTTTGGCTTTGAACCCTAACCCATAATATACTAATCATTAAATTATACAGATATGGAACTGATACGAAAAAAAGAAAGTATTACAAGGCTTTATGAAAACGGTGAGGTCTCAAACAACACAACCAATGATATCCAATATATCGTATTGGATGGAGATGCTTATGTTGGCACAGCCTCTATCATGCCCACAGGGTTTACCATGACAGTAGGCATGAAAGCTCCCATCGAAGATATAGAGAGTATGCTTAGAAGCATATTGTCTTCCATCCCCAAGGAAGGAGGTGCACAATGAAAATCAATGAAATCATCAGAAAAATGAGTTTTTTGCAACTCGTGCCTCTGAAATCGGATGAGGGTGCGCCGCTTGCCAATAAAACGAAGGTGAAGATTATCTTGAATCTCGTAGCCTACGAAAAGGCAATGGAGAGCTTTAACGAGGATATGCGCGGTATCTATGCCAAGCTGAAGCCCGAAGGATATGACGCCCAAGCCTTTCCCCGCGTGAATGAATTGGAGAAGAAAGAAAACATAAGCAGCGAAGAAAAACAGGAACTTGAGTCGATTAAGCAGAGTGAGGAATACCTCTCTTATGTTGATATGAAAAAAACATTGATGCGCGAGTTTGAAGAGGCAAGAGAATGCGCTTCGGCAGACAATGACTATACAGTCAGCGAAAGGGCACTCACAGACGATGATTTGGTTTCCATTGCGGAAGTTATCCCCTCGGATAAGGAGTTTGCAATCGGCAGGAATGAAGATGGGGAAATCAAGGTTAATGGCATCACCGTATTGGCGGAGATTGGCAGAATGTTTATAGTGTAAAAAAAATACTTATGGCAGGAAAAACGATTAACGAGCTTGACGCACGGACAACACTGAACGGTAAGGAGAACATACCCTTTCAGGAAGGGAATACAAACGGAAGATTATCTACCGATGCGTTGAAAAGATACGTGGCACCTGATTTAACACCTTATCAGGAAACCGTAGACGCTGATAAGAAGTATCTGTCTGCCGTGGAAATTGACGATGTGACATCAATATTATAGTTATGAGAATAAATTATCAGTCCGATTTTAAAATCATAGAGAAAAACCTCAATGGAGACCTGAAAACTCCTTTCCGGTTTACTTATCAGACAGCATTGTCGAAACCCGTTGTAGCCTCTTTCGACGGACACGACTACAAGAACTGTCGCAGGCTGGATGATGGCAGTCTGCTGGTTGTGTTTGATAATCATGGCATGCGTCCGGGCAACCTGACGGTCAGACGCGAGTATTACCTTACTGATGCTGATTTTGCTGATGGTATCTGTAACCTTGTATCCATGGAGTTTACAGGCATCGTTCTTGTCAATGGCAAGTCTGATGACAGTACAGGTACAATTGACGTTTATCCTAACTATCAGAAGGGCGATAAGGGAGACCCAATGACATGGGATTCCATGACAGAGGAACAGCGTACCGAATTAAAGGACTCTGTGGTAAAGGATGTGCAGAATGAGATGCTTTCTTCCTTTCCAATTTCCGATAAAGAATACGAAGATGTATTGAGTGGTTTCCTTTAATCGGAAACCGATAAAAATAGATTTACGAAATTAAAATAAGAATTATATGGCTAAAATTAATAAACTTACCAAAGGCGGGCAGACTATTTACCCTGCTACAACCACTGATGCGGTGGTACATCCGACTACGCGTAAAAACCTTACGGAAGAGTTAACCGAATTGAATAAGCGAATTCTTGACGAAACAAAACGTGCACAAGCAGCCGAGGAAGCCAATGCAACCGCTATCGAAGCACTGGCAAATGAGTTGGAAGCCTTGGGTGCATGTGGATTCGCAAGAGTAAACGGAAGTGCAGACCCGGATGCACAGGTTACATTTGGGAACACATCGAAACTTCGCTCGTTAGCGTCACATCTGCATCTTGGAGTGTTTAAGAATGGCAAGTTGTTAAAACAATGTGCACCGGGAAGACTTACTCAATCTGTCGATGGCAGGAATATTGCCATAGACGGGACCGATGGAGACGTAATGAACTTCACCGATTGCGATTTGTATTACTTACGCACCACCATGCAATATACGCCACAGGGAGGTACGGAAGGGGAATATAACATTGTGGCATTATCTCTTCTGCCTTTCGGTATCGGAGGGAAGCAGGCAAAGCGAATCAGACCGTTTGCCATCGTCCCCGGTGAATGTGTTACCGCCAAGTTGGAAGGTGATGCAAGAAATTGCGCCCATTATGTCTATAATAAGAACGCAATCGGGACATACACCGAACCTTTGAAGATATTCAAAAAAAGCTACAAAACAAGTGGTGGAGGATTCCCGACACAATATGTGTCCACAGTACAAGCAATCAAGAATGCACAGGCAAAGAATGCAGACGAAGCGACCAATCGTCCATATATGGGAATGTATTATGAGTTCTATGAAATCATTATTTGTCTGATGAGTTTTGAGATAGGCACATGGGCACATACCCGGTTAAACCTGTTTGGTGTAGGTTGTACCACTTTGGATAGTGTTGATGCACAAACATTTGCAGATAATGAAATTTCTGCAAATAGTGGATGGAAGGCGATAACCGGAGGTACAGTTAAATACATTAATTTATTAGGCGATAAAGCAGTGTCTCTATCAGGTTCATCTGACAAACAGCGTTTGATTGGTGGAGTAACAGGAAACTCATGGTACGGATTCTTAGAAATAATGGAAGCCCAAAGACTATTGGACGGCATATCCAAGGCAGGACTTATGTCAAAGATAGGAAGTATTGGGAATATATTCTTTCTAGACCCGGAAGGCAATGTGTCATGTACAACCGATGGTTCTGTCAACCTGTCTACGGGTGCAGGCATGGAAGCCTGCAAGCATTACTACGTGGTGAGAAATGTCCCCGGATGTGAGGGAATGGCAGACGGAGTAATGACAGCCGTTGTAAACTCTTACACCAAGATGGAGTTTGCTGACGGTGTTACATGGTCTGACGGTACGGTAATGGATTCAGGAGTCGGCATTCTGAAACGCTCGATTCCTATATATAGAGGTTGGAATCTTCCGTTAGTTGGATTATTTCGCCTACTGGATGGAGCATATTACATTGCCAGAAAGGATTCTGAAGGTAATAATCTTCCTGTTCAATTCCGTTGCGCATCAAATGTGAACAGAATTCCTGCAAGAACTACTTATACATATCGTGTTCCTGACAATGAAGAATGTGACATGGAAAGAGGTTTGGATTTAAAGAAGGAATATTCGGGAATAAATCTTCCTATCCTTTATGAACAATGGGTAAAGAAATCAGATTATGATTTTTCGCTTTTCTGCGCGGAGACTGTTAAGGGGGGGGCTCGTAATTATGAAAATGCTTATCTATGGTTGTACATCAACGATAATATAGCCGCAGGGGAACGCAGTTTGCATAGCACTGCTGCCGGCTGTTTTGCTCAAACCAATAATGCCTCAATTCGCACAACAAGTTGCAGTAACTATGCTGACGCTAAAGCAGATTCTTACGCTGGGGCTTTCGCTATCCCTTTTATCGAATTATAATATAATGATTATGAGAACAGAAAGAAATGAATTTGATGTACGTATGCCTTTAATAACCTATTCAGGCAAGAAGGCATTGATATGCGTCAACGAGGAAACGGTTACTTATCCTGCGATGGAAGGTACTGTAGAAAGGACAGCATATATATATGATACATTATGGGTGTACTGTGATACGAATGATGAAGAGTCGGTAAGAAAATCATTGGTCCGGGAATTGGAGAAGCGCATCAAAGAATATGATGTGTCTGACCATGTGAACGAATTTACCCTTGCTGGCAAGAAGATGTGGCTCTCCAAGGAAATGCGTGTAGGTCTGATGAACAGCATCAACATTGAGAAGAGTGCCAAAAAGACTGATACCGTTCTTTGGTTTGAGGGGATTAATTACACCATCCCAATAGATGTGGCACTACAGATGCTTTCTCAATTGGAGTTGTATGCGTTATCATGCTATAATGTCACACAGCAGCATCTATCCGAGGTATCCGGATTAAGTACGCTCGAAGAGCTGATTAATTATGACTATGCCGTTGGCTATCCGAGCAAGCTTGTGTTTAATCTTGATTAGGCTAAGATAGGGAAATTCCCTGCATACCTTCTCAGGCTGGCAGGGAATCAAGATTAGCTTTCGCGTTCCGGTTAACAAGGTTTTGCAAATATAACATTAAAAATTAATCCGACAAATGATTAGTGCAATAGTTAGAGATGGCATCGATAAGAGCGTAGCCGGAGGATTGGCAGGAATAGCTACCGCATTCGTTCAGGAAAGCATAGAACACATGATTCCGTGGCTGATAGTGTCTGCTGCCGTGATTATATGTGATTTAGCCTGCGGGCTGAGAAAGAGTATCATAATGGGCGAACAGGTCCGGTTCAGTCGGGCGGTAAGGCGAACCATGGGCAAGATGGTTACATACTTCAGCTTTGTTTTTATGGTGGTGATGATAAACAAGGCATCGGGTAGCCGTTACGACATTGATATGTATTCCTGCCTGATGGTATGTTTTTTGGAAATGTGCTCGATTATCAGCAACATACTTAAGCCGAAGGGAATCGAGCTGAATATTGTCGAAGCGTTCAGGCTGATTTTCGGCAAGACATTAAAGGTTGACAAAGAAAATATTAAAGAAGTAATTAAGGAGGAAAAGAAATGAAATTAAGAGTAGAAAGATTATGGAAGAAACCCGCTTATACGGTGGGAAGACTGTTCGTAGACGAACAGTTTTTCTGTAACACACTGGAAGACACCGTCCGCGATTTGAGCAATGAAAAGAAGGTGTATGGCAAAACCGCCATCCCTTACGGAGAATATAAAGTGGTATATAACTGGTCTCCCAAGTTTGGCAGAAACCTGCCACGATTGCTTAACGTCCCTGCCTTTGAAGGAATCTTGATACATCCGGGGAATACTGCCGATGACTCTGCCGGCTGCATACTTGTCGGAAGGAATACGGAAGTCGGGCGATTGACCGAATCCCGATATACCTCCGATAAGCTCAATGTGCTGATAGAGGATGCACAGAGAAGAGGCGAAAGTATTACAATTGAAATCGTTTAACAATTAAATCTACAATTATGGCATTAAAGGATATAACCGGCAATTTTGCAGCATTCGGCTCCAATCAGGAGTATAAGTTTCAGCCTGCTGCGTCTACATTTGGTTTGCAATTGGTATTCGATACACATCCGTCCAAGGTGGTATTGTATCAGAGTTTGGACGGTGAGAGTTGGGTGGCGTTTGCAGTCGATTACGGTGTCGGGTCGGTTTGGCAGAAGAACATCGAAGGTGTTATTGGTGAGCAGCATATCAAGATTCAGTGCAATGTTAAGCCTGTCAAGGCATTAATTTTGGAGTGATTATGAAGGTTAACACAATATCTTTAAATTCGGTGCGGTTGAATACAATCGCACTGAATCACATTGGCGAAATCCGTTCGGGTGGCGGTGGTTCCAAGCCTTCCCCTATCCCTCAATGGATAAGGGAGCATGTTGTCTTTTATTATGACGTAAAGAAGCAAGGTGCGACCAACGAAACATTGAAGGAGTCTGCTTACTTGCAGGACTTGTCGGGTAAAGGAAGGAGAATGAAGTTAAATAACTTTCTCTTCGACATGATGAGCGGTGTAGATGGGTATAATAATGAAGCGTTTAATAAATCAGCAGGTAGCTCCTTTGAATGGGAATTGATAGATTCCCGCACAATTAAAGGGAAAGCCTCACAAGTATTTACGGATTTCGGATATTATCATATTAAAGATGTTACAAACAATGTAATGCATATCAATTGGCATATAGATGGTATACAAGAAGGCAATAAGGTTTATCTTACTCAATATACGTACAATAATTTTAAGATTGAATTGCACAATGGAGATAATCATGTAGCACTTGATGTTAGTGAAAATACAGATAGACCTAATTATTTCTATGTCTCTGTTATCTCCGACCAACCCTACTCCACAGACATCACCATTACTCAGATACCCGAATATCCCGGTGCATTAGTGACAGATGGTGTAGATGATTACGGATTGGTAGAGAATCTGAGTAGTGGAGTGAAGATGCTGTTTATGACGGTTAATCCGATAGGGGACTTTAACATTGGTAAGATGTACTACTCGCAAAGATATAACCCGATAGATATCACTCCATTCTATATCTTTACAGGCGGTACTAATATTGCTTATGCAGGAAATCGGGATGGTTTAACTTATATTAACGGAGTATTAAACAAGTCTATTAAGTATAATGAATTGTTTGGAGTGAAACATACAATTACGACTGTAAACGATAACGTTAAGCCTGAGACAAGTAAAGCTCCTTCTTTCTTCTGGGAAGAAGGGAACACTAAGAATTATTGCTCCAGACTCGCCTTCTACAACTCCATAGCCTTTGATTCCATACCAACAGAGGCAGACGGATTCACAGAGCAAGAATTAATTGATTACGTAATAACTAATATAATTGGACAATGAGATATACAATCGTTACGATAGAATGGCTGACCCAACATGGATTGTTGGCTCTGCCGACAATGCGAAGCAACGCAGACGGCACGAAAGTAGTGCTGCATGAGGAATTCGTTAACCTCTTCCCGAGGGACTCCTTCCCCACCTACAGAATGGATGACCCCGAATTCGTACAAATCATGGAATCGGAAGAATGGAATCACGAACCGCAACCTTATAGTGCTGATTACATATTGGCTGCATCCGCACAAAACATGGTGGAATCCGCCAAAAAACAGATACAGACATTGAGCCTGACAGACAGCGAATCCTTGAAGGTTAAATCGCTGTATCCCGATTGGGCGGAATTCATAGACGAATCCTTATCCAAGGGAATGAAGGTTAATTACAAGGAACACCTGTATAAGGTCCGGCAAGATATCCCTATGGTTTTGGAGAGCCAATATCCCGGCATGGCTACGGCAGCACTCTACGAAGTGGTTGTAGAGACCGCATCAGGCACCAAGGATGACCCGATACCCTATACACCTCCTATGGAGTTATTCGAGGGCAAGTACTATACTCAGAATGACGTATTGTATATCTGCACAAGGGACAGCGGTCAGGCATTGACCCATGACTTAAGCAGCTTGGTAGGGTTGTATGTTAATGTTGCAAGCTTATGAAAACCATAATTTATTGTGTCATATTGCTGACGTTGGCAATATGCTCATCATGCCGGAGTGTAAAGTATGTGCCTGTTGAAACTGTACGTGTAGACAGTTTGTATCTCACCATCCACGAGAGAGATTCAATCCACATTAAGGATTCCATCTACATTCGCGAGAAGGGTGACACGGTATTCGTTGAGCGATGGCGCACGCAGTACAGGGATAGAGGAAGAACAGATACCTTATATGTTGACCGTGTGCGTGAAGTTCAAGTTCCTTACCCGGTAGAAAAAGAGCTAACATGGTGGCAGGAAGTCAAGATTAATTTTGGTGATTTTTCTTTAGGTATTATCTTTGTATTGCTGTTTATTATTATTTGGATGATAAAGAAGAAAGGAGGTTCAAAATGAAATAGGACACTATACCGAGGATTATCCTCACAACGCTACGAGTAGAAGCGTAGCGATTACTCAAAAATAACAAAAGCAGTTCTTTCGGGGGCTAAGAATTAAAAAAAAAGCCCCCAACATACATCATATTAATATTGCCACATAAAAACATGATAAAGCATAAGATACCTGATGTTGGGGGCTAATATCTTCAACATAAATATCTTATGCTTTGTTCATCAAAATCTCATGTTTTATGTGGCGAGGCAAAGATAAGCATAAAAATTAGAAAAAACGATGTGCAAATCAGAAATCTTTGCCAAGATAATTAATATTGTTTCAAAAGAAACCGAAGTGCCTGTAGACCAAATATTATCCTCTGATAAAAACATGGAAACAGTGGATGCCCGGTATCTTCTTGTGTCTCTCCTGTCTGAAAGTGGCATGTACCCTTCACAAATAGCCGTTCATATCCACAAAACCAAACGTGCTGTTAACTACATGATATCAAATTTCTATGAGAGGATGGAAAGTGGGAAAATGTTGAGAATATATTGGGATAATATAAAGAAATCATTGGGAAACAACTGATTTTACATAAGTTACAACATATGTACTTTTGCATACGGTCAATTTTGACCGGGATACAAAATACAAATACTTATGGAAAGAACTTATGTTTTTAATTCAGACGGAGGCAATGGAGGTTCAGGCGGTAGCAAGCTTGACATTACCGCCATGCTTCCCGGAATGTTTGGGAACAAGGGGATAGACCCTAACCTGCTTGCCTTGATGAATAACGGCAACGGCTTTGGAGGACAGGACGGATGGTGGAGCATTATCTGGCTTGTTGTGATAGCAAGTATCTTTGGATGGAACGGCAATGGTGGCGGTTTGTTCGGTGGACGTGGAGGAAACGGAGCTAACGGACTTCCGGCAGAATTGGCAGGAAACGCAGGACGCGAATTGTTGATGCAAGCTATTCAGGGTAACGGTAATGCTATCTCTCAATTGGCTTCTTCATTCAACTGCTCTACCCAACAGGTTCAGACAGCATTGTGCAATGTTCAGAATAGCATTACACAAGTAGGTAATCAGGTGGGATTGTCAACCAACCAGATTATTAATGCTATGCAGTCAGGCAACCAGTCTATTCTTACTCAACTTGCCGACTGTTGCTGCAAAACGCAAACAGCTATTGAAAGACAAGGCTATGAAGGACGTTTGCAGAATTGCGAATCAATGAATGCCCTTACCAATACAATGAACAACAATGCATTGTCATTGCGTGACGGGGCTACTGCAAATACGAATGCTATCCTTGCCAAACTTGATGCAATTCAAAATCAGGCATTACAGGACAAGATTGCATCTCTTACTGCGGAAAAGGCTACTTTAACAGCCGAAATATCCCAGCGTAATCAGAACGCCACTATCCTGAGTGCAGTAGGACAACAGATTGCTCCTTTGGCAGCCGGATTGCAGGCATTACAAGGAGACGTTGATGGAATCAAATGCAAGCTCCCCAATACTGTGAGTGTTCAATACCCCAATTTAACCGCTATTAATACAGATTGTTTCCGTGCAGCCGCCTACGGTGCATATATGGGTGACGCTGTATACGGACGTAGTGGATGTGGTTGCAACAACTACTGGGGTTAATCCGGTAAGAAAGGAGGTAGATATGTGGCCTAACTTTTTTACAGGATTCCCATCCCTATTCCCATCAATCGGAAGAACAAATTTCAACACTCTTCCTACGGTGGCTGTGACCGTCGGCACGGAGAATGTTACTTTGGAACTTCCTAACCACGCATTCCGTAACAGGGATTATGTTGGAGGGTTCTATATCAGCCTCCGTCAGGCTATACCTGCCGGCACGACTGCAACTCTTCCGATACTGATAGGGACTAATGGGGACACAAGACCGTTGATGGCTTATAACAATGAGCCTGTGACTGTTGAAAACTTAGCCGGAACAGGCATCTATGAAATTCACTATAACAAGTACACCAACGAATTGTATCTTGTTAATGGTGGATACAGACCGACAGCGGCTCCGGCTCCTACAGCAGAAACAGCTTCTTTAAGGAGCAAGTAATAATTAACATGGAGTTTTGTGGTGATTTCCAAAATGGGAATAGCCACACTCCTTTAAAATCAAACAATCATGTTTCAGAACTTACGAGTAAACAGTACATTATATCTTCTTCATAGAGGTGCAAATCCAAGTTTGGAATGTGGGCAGGTCGTTAATGTAAGCCCCATAAAAACCATATATAAGACTGTTCCCAACATGCCTTATCCACAGCCGGTACAGGTTATTGATTTTGTCGTGAATATAAACGGACAGAATGTCAATTTGCAAGAGATACCGGCTAATGCCAATATTGCCGATGATATTAAGACAGGGATGCTGATTACAGGGTCAAGAGACGAAATGAATACTGAGGTCCTTACCATGAAGCAGAAAAGTGAGGATGTCCTAAAAAGTGTGGAATATCATCAGAACTTTCTTAGGGTATGTGACCAAATGCTTGCCATGCTGAACCCTGAATTTGCAGCCAAGCAACAGCAGGAGCAGGAAATATCCGCATTGAAAGGGCAAATGTCCAATATGGATAAGAACATGCAGGAAATGAGCAAAAATATGGCTGACCTCATTGCACAGAATCAGAAGTTAATGGAACAGCTCGGAGTGGTTGAAGCATCTAAAAACAAGAAATGATTATGGGAATGTGGGAAATATTAGAAGAAGGGCGTGACGATTACGGACGCGGCTTCGGTATGAGAGGTGACGAAGTGGAGGAAGCCTACAAGGAAGGCTGCCGCAAAGGTTACGAAAAAGCCATGAGAGAGATGCGCGGAGAGATGGGTTTCCGTGATGGTGGAAGAAGTTATTCAGGTGGTGGAAACTCATCCGGCATGGATGAACGCAGATACCCCGGATACTTTCCTGAATATCCGCGTATGGATGAAATGGGCGAACGCAGACGCAGACGCTCTAACGGTGAATTCTATTAATAACAGGAGGGGTGAAACGCCCCTCTTTTTAAATTAAGGCTATGGAACAAAGATTAGATACATATAGCAAATTCCCATCAGGAATGCAAGAATACCTGGAATCATACGGATTCCATTTCAGTAAAAAACTTTACGAATGGGCTGTTTCAAAAATGAAAGTGAAAGACGAGGCAACAGGCAAGGAAAAGAAACTTGACCCTTGGAGTAAAGATGAGGTGGACGATATGCTCAAAGCAAACGGAATTACCATCGAACACGACAAAGGATATGACGTTGCCTATGTTGCAAATATGTTGAAAGCGGATTTTTTCAAAAAATCATTGGTTGACGAAGCACATTTGTGCAAACACATAAAGTGCTACCTTGATGATATTGATGGGGACCCTTGCAGGGCGTTTGATGAATTCTTTGCCACCTGCATCGGTAAAGGAGTTCCTGTAATTTGGTCTGATGTTATATGATTGTTCAGGAGTTCTACATACCGAAATATGGGGATTGGCACGTCAAGGTGTATTATGCGGTACACACTTATTGGGCTAAGGAAATCATTACCGACCTGTACCGTATAGGATGCAGGGGGGATTCCCTCAAACGTGCGTATCGCAACCTGACGGAAGGCAGGATGAATACCGGACTTACCTATTCGGACTACAGGAGAAGAGAGACGGTAATGGTGCTCTCTTTGACTTCTACCCCCGAACAGTTTCAAAATTCGTGGGACCACGAAAAAGGTCATTTATGCCGGCATATTTCCAAGGCTTTCGGAATTGACCCTTATGGAGAGGAAGCACAATATCTCAGCGGATATGTCGGTCAGAAGATGTTTCCTGTTGCCAAGAAATTCTTGTGTGAACATTGCAGAAAGGGAATGGAAAAATAATAATCGAACAGAAGCGTTCTTTGACTTGTTGGAATTACCGCTAAAATAGTATATTTACAAATTAGCAATTAATTATGTTGCGTATGTTAAGGTTGCCATTATTTATTGTTATATAAATGATTTTTGTTACATTTGCCGTATAAATGGTATGTGATAACTATAAATATAGCAGTATTGTCCTTGCATACTACATAGTAGCATTGATGAATCAACGTGGTCTAGAGATTAATATGACCAAGTTGCAAAAACTGTTGTATATTGCTTATGGCACTTATTTGGCAATTAAAAACCAAAGATTGACAAATGAACATCCTCAAGCATGGCCTTATGGTCCTGTTTTTCCAACCACGCGAAACAGGTTATTAAAAAAAAGATTTGTCACTTATAAATTTATCTATTCCGGAACTTAATGATATCCAAAAAGATACTGAAATACAATCATTAATGATGCTTGTGCTTAATGGATTTGGCGCAAAAAACGCTACGACATTATCTGTTTGGTCGCATCAATCAGGTTCTCCTTGGGATAGGGTTGTTAGCCAAGAAGGGTTTACTTGGGGGGGCAAGAATTCCTGACGAATACATTAAGGAGTATTTTAATACAATATTAATACGGAATGGACATTGATGATTCTTTTTTAAATAGCGCTAAATTTGATTCCAATGCAATTCCTAAAAATATTCCAATTGATACATTGGAGAATGTAGATGATATGTCTATGCGCCAACAACGTAAAGAACGCTTTTCTCAAGACACTCGTTTTAGACGTCATTTGGCTAATTGGGTAATGGTAATTGTTCCTGGATGGCTGATGTCTGTTATGGCCCTAATATATCTTCATGGTTATAATACACTGAATTTAGACAAAGAGGTATTAATAACTTTATTGGCTACAACGACTGTCAATGTATTGGGATTAGCTTATATTGTATTAAAAGGTATATTTCCCGAAGAATCAAAATAGCATTCTCGACAAACCGATTTCGATAGGTATAAAAGCATAAAGCGGTAATTCCCAACGGTTTTACCGCTTTTTTTATGTTAACATAATATGAAAGAAGATAAGTTGAACATATTGCTTGAGCAATCGGATGATATTCCTCATTGGGTATTCTGCCAACTGCTAGCCATGATACAATGGAACGTTTAGAGAGGTGGATTTGTAAAATGATTCCCTTTGTCGTTTTGATGAAGGTGGCTTTGTTGTGCGGCTAATTGAAGTTTATGGGATATTTGGGATGAACTACCTATCATTTGATTGTCCATAGCTTGTTAGTGTGAAGAAAAGGGGACTACCCGATTAAGAATGATCCCCCCCCCAAAAAAAAATGGTTACTTTATAAGGACTCGCATTTGAAAACCCCTAAATCTTCAGTTTAGCGGTAGTTCACAAAGTGAATGCTGCTACTGCCCGCACCCTGTAACTGTAGCACTTGTCGCCGTTGCTCGTCTGCCCACTGAAGAAGTGTACGTACCAACTGAGGCTGAGACTGTACTCAGTACTGGACCAATACCATGTGGAAGATAACGGTTCTTTGCCTATGTACCTCAGCACATCGTTTATATTATCTTGATAATGAGCCATTAAATTAAGCTGTCCTAATGATGGGGTATATTCGTCATCTTTCAGCAGATTAGACAGTTTAGGATTTCGCTCAATCAGTTGAGCAGTGTTACGCTGTCCATTCATATCAAATAGTGCATCACATTCACGCCCATAATAGATTTGATTTCCAAATTCCTCTCGGCTGTCATTGTCAAGCAACTGAACATCCTTATGCTCCGTCAACGAGATGGCAAACGATACGTCTTTGTGCTTTAATCCGATGTATCGTACTCAATCTTTCCATATTTTAATCTCCTTTCTCTTTAATTCGTTCCAGTACATCCTTGTTGGCTTCGAGTATATCATCAAAAGAAGGGATAGGCATCCAAGAATCATCTTCATTAACTATCATATCGGTTTTTTCATCATCGCTTACCCTCCACCAATTTGATTGCATAGAATAATACATTTTACCTATATAAAATTCGCGTTCATGGCATATAATAACTTCAATATTATGTTTTGGCAGTCGTTCCTTAACGCTTATCCAAGGCGATTGCTTCGACTGCCATTTTGCACCAGCCTTAAAAAGAGGAACGGCATATTTTTGAATTAACACACTAGATGTTACATAATGCTTAGGGTCTTTATGAATCCTATAAGCATCGTGAAGTTCTAGTATGACTTTCTCACGTTCAATTCGAGCAGCTTCTTCTACTGTCTGTTTCATAATTTAATCAATTAGGGATGATGCGGTTGAATATTTAACTCTTTTATTAGAAACTTTTTTAACTTATGGGCGCATTCCGAGCACAAATCGGCTTTTTGGACAAAAATATCTTCACTTCCGCCAACAGATCCGCCACCCCATTCATTGATTTCAAAATCCAATCTTGCGCTGCGGAAATACGATGGCTGTATCTCTCTTCCGCATGCATCACATATTATCGTTACTTTTTTCATATTTGTTCTGTTTTAAATCAAATACAAGCTAAATGTCCGTAGGCGCATTCTGACATGTTGCCATATTTATTTACATGGTCAACAAAGTCCTCCAAAGGAACGGCATCTATCTCTTCTCTTGCCTGTACAATGGGAGCACCACCACCAGTAATACTTACTTGAACAGTATCCCAAGAAACGTACTTCTGACATTCTTTGGTCAATTCACTTTCTATTACTGCTAGTCGAGCAAAGGCGGAGTTATATTCTCCAGCCAATTTTTCTATCTTATTCATATTTATCTTGTTACAAGTTATTTTTTCCTTTTTTTGCATCTACGTTGAAAATCCAACATAGATTTTTTCCTACCATTAAGAGCACGTGACATTTTAATAATCATATATATTGTCACAATAAATACAATGACAGATGAAATACCTCCGACAATTATATATGTACGTACTAATCCCGTCAATCCGGATTGATTCAAATAGTCAATAAGTTCTTCCATAATCAATCTCCTTTCTCTTTAATCCGTTCCAGTACATCCTTGTTGGTTCAATAGCTCACTAATGTTATCTATAACTTCCCCATCTGTCAACGTATCATCCAGGATGATAGATTTAATCTGATTTGAAAGCCATGATGTGCCATTTTCAAAACTAAGAGCAATCATGTCCTTAATATCGGAAACGCCATTAGGAACTCCGTTTGTTCCGAATGAATCAATTACTGATTCTGCATATTCTTTTGCTTCTTCTAACTTCTGTTTCATATCTTTACGAATATCTTTCCTTCATTTTGTCAATCCAATCAATATAGGCTTGCCTTGCCTTTTGTTTAGCAAGCTGCTCCATTGAATCAGTGATAGTATCACCGTTCTCCTCCATATCCTCACAAAAATGGTCAACCCAACTAAACGGGTCATACTCTATAAATTCTTCTGTCCGGCAAAATGGGCAGGGAACATCCTCTCCCTTATCATAAAGATTACCATTCTCATCACAGTAGTCTAAATCTTGTAATATACCATCAACGCAGCACGCATCGGGATAACTTGCGCCCCAATATGGAAATTGAGGACATGGTTTCTTATTTTTACTCATATCTGTTCCGTTTTGAATTTATAAACCTATTGTTTCCATATCCATCTTAGAAGAAAAATTACAGCGGAAATCCCAATTACAGCCATTGTGATAGCACCTCCTATTACTGTAATTTTTTCAATCCTCTTATTTTTTTCAGTTTTTTCATCCCAATTATATACAATGGATAACCCTAACTGAATGAATAGTACCACTATATTAATGGTGAAGATTATTTTTGTTAATTCACTCATATCTGATTACACTAATTCAATTATAACCTTTTTAAAATTAACATATAAAGGCATTTCTGACATACCCCCATTGTTATCCAACTGTCTTAAAGAGGGAACAACCTCTCCGTTATCATCAATCTCATAATCTGCAATATAGGCTAACTTCTTCGCTTCGGGGACCAATATCCTTTCATTGATCAAAAGAGAAAACCTTTCATGAGCCGGGACCGTTATACAGATCTTGCTTCCAATAGGAAATCCTTGGTTGGATTCAATGTATTCCTTTTCCAACTTCTTCTTTTCGCCATTCAATTCTTTTAGCGTTAAATCAATGGCATCTCTTTTGCTCAGAAATTCTTCCTTATTCATGTTTTTGTCATTCTAATTGATTCTAACATACTTACCTGCTATATTACAAGTCCTTAATATCTCCGCATTATCCTCGCCAAAAGCGATTAAGATGGAACCACAACCGGGTGAATCTCCACGAGTCCCGTCCGGGCGAAAGAAACGAATCCTATTGCGCAAAAACTTCATCCCCGTTGCTTTTTCAAAAATTATGTCTTGAAACATCTTTGAATCGCAACGATTGAAAAGCAATGCGATGCCGTTTCTATGTTCTGCCATCCGTTTGATAAACTGTTCTATTAGAGGACGGGAATAAGGTGGATTCAACCATACGCGTCCTCTCCATTCTTGCTTCAAACCATTGTCATTTTTATTGTACATGACTTTTGCCGTTTTCCATAAAGGATTTATAGGGGCACATGGATCTAAATCAAACTCACCCAATGCGTCTATGATTTCTTTCGGTGTGTACCATTCATCGGTAGCGCATGCTGACCGCTCAAATTGTGTATTCATACCTGATCTGTTTTACTCTAATTGATTTAAAATTTCTCTTTGAATAATCTCCTTTGCACTGAAACCGAATAAACCTTTCTTTTGCTCGTGAAATTCCGCAATAGGTATTTCGTTAATGTAGTAATAGAAAGCTTCGTAGCCATCCGCAAAATTGCGAGCAAGGAAACCATTTGGATGAGTGCTCATATACCTCTCAACGGCTACTATCATTCTACGAGCATAGCCGGGGAATATTTTAAATTCTAGCTGCATTTGCCTAGAATTGCAGAGCGGGCAACCTACGCAACCATGCCGAGAAAGGTTATATGGAGCATCGTAATATTTCGAATATGGCAAACCGCGCTTACGAATGTAATTCCAGACATCTTCTTCTGTCCATGTAAGGATAGGAAGAATATGCTTTGCGCCTTTCATCCATTTTCTTGTATCACACTGCTCCGGCTCATAATCTTTTCGATTTCTACTTTCGGCAGCTCTCATTCCTTCAATGCTTCGCTTACCAATTCCATATCGCTCTTTCAATTCCTCGCAGCAGAACCGACGTAAACGAGATGGAAAACCTTTTTCCTCAATCAGCTTAAAAAAAGATTTCTTTGGGTGAATTATCCTCACTTGCGGATAGTTTCTCTTTATAAAGCTAATCGTGCCCGGTGGATCTACTGTGGTGTTGGCGTAAATCGCATTATGCTTAATGCCTGCACGCTCAGCAAGGTCAAGTATAACTACACTATCCTTACCTCCGGAGAATCCGAGTGATAGCAGATCGTCACGCTCCATACTACGAAGAAAGTCGATCGCTTGCTGCTCTTTCTTGTTCATTTCTATATCTTATTGAATATTCTGATTAATGTAATCCACAATCTTTCCCAATTTACTTGAAGAAAACAAATGATTATTAAGCGTTCGCTTTCCTTCTTTCCATTCGTAAAATAATTGGTAATATGGTGGATTGAGTGTCCGGTCAACCTTTATACGATATTGATTAGTGCCATATTCAGTTATAAGATTCTCAATATATTCGTCCGAATTTTCTAAATCAGTAACAAATACCATCTTATCAGTAGTAAGTATCATCTTTTAGTTCCTTTCTAATTTGTTTTACGCCTATTCATAAGGGTTTGTTTTGCAATAATTTTTATTCCCTGACATATTCAGTAGCTTATTTAAAGACTCATCTGAAAGAAGATGTTTGTTGCTAAAGTTTCCAAGCATTGAACGAGGTTCAATATTTTCATCTCTCATAAATTTCTGTATCTCGTATATATGAAAAAGTAAACCTTCACAATCTACTGCATAGTATTCAATGCCATCGTCATTACTGGCCGATACTTCGTAACCAATCCACCCACCATCTCCAATATAAGTACTTATCTCAATATTACGGCAAAAACCGTAACTGATCAGCAATAGTCTTAGTACATCTTTTCCACTCATATCTATTCTGTTTTGAGGGTTATTCACTATCGTATTCTGACATGATTTCCAAAATATCGCTTTGTATATTTTCATCAGTTAACATGTGCTCAACTAATTTTTTTTGCTGCGAGGGTGTGGCTATAATACACTTCACTATTTTATTGCTATCGGTAGCCATTATTATAATTCCACCTTCGCGAGTCTTAGGTAGGCGTACTGCTATTTCTTTAGCAAATGCCTCTACGTCTTGAATAAATTGACATTCCATATTAGTTCCTTTCTTTCTCGATTTTAATTAATTACTTCCACTAAGCCTCCTTAAGCTGTCCATTGACTAGCATATACCATGTGTCAGCCTTAACCTTTTCCCCGTCAACTTCAAACGCCTTGACCTCCTTAATCGGGTAGGTATTACCGTTCCATTCTCCACGTTCTGCGAGGACTATCCAGCAACCTATAGCTCCCTTAGCCTTACACCTGTATCCGGCAGCAAAAGCAATGCTATCCTTGCCGGTGGCTGACGCTGCACCTTGGTAGCCTGTGGCTGACTTACCCTTCTTCCACTTGCATTTTTCAAACGTAAACTTAACGGCTGCGTCTACAATACTCTTAATACTTAGTTCCGCTCCTATGTGGATTTTTGAGCAAGCAATTTTCGTATCATCCGTATCTACGTCCATATCGCCAGTCCCCTCAACCTCGTGAAACTTATTCATACCAACTTTGGCAGGTGGATAGTAACCGAACATGTCCAACGGATGGAGGCAGAAGTGAAATCCGTTACCGCAAGC